AGCTCAAATCCTCGCTTCTAAGCGAACAAAATCAATTCAACTATATAAGTGTACCACCCAAGCAAAGAAGATGCAGTAGGAACGAGCTAACAATACAAGTAAGTGTATCAATAGATAGTATAATAACCTCAACCGAAAGAAACCAAGCGAAAGAACGTCACTACAATAACATATACGATACATAGTGAGGTTAATTTTCATACACAGCATTGTCAGAGGGGTAAAAGTTCAAAAATATGAATCATTCGCAACGAAATCAATAGGGGGGTGTATAAATGAAAACCAATTGCCAAAACGAAAAATCTCCCCACGCGCACATACTAGGTCACCGTATTTAATTACAAACGGAAATTTCAAAAACCTCAACATCTGGAGTTGTTTATTTTACTGTAAATAGTTTATTCTGCCCATGATAGGGGTTCTTTAGTACACTTATTATAGTATATTTGCTTGTTTTAAGGGTTAATGTATGTGATTATCAGTTCTTTAGGTGCTTTTATTTCTTGACTTGAAGTCAATTTGTGTTAATAACTTATAGGTGTTTATTGACTTTAAATCAATTTTTGTTGGTAGATTTGCGTATGGATAATAATTAAGTTATGCAAATAAAATATTAAAATATTATGGGATTAGAGAAAGATAACTTTATTAAAAAGATTAAAGAGTATTCTAATAACGAATTATGGGACAAATACAATGAAGTGGTTATTCCAGATGATTATGATGGGGATTATACTGAAGAAGGTTCTTGGGAATTAGAGCAGACGCTTAAAGAGATAGAGTACAGGTTAAGAGATGTAGGGTTTTTAAAATAAAATATTAGAAATTATGGGATTAGAATTAAAAGTAAAAGGTAGTAGTATAAATGCAAGTGAATTAAAAGAAGGTGAAGTAGCTGTTGTTACTCATTGTTCTGATAGTTATTTTGCTAAAGGTAGATTGATTCAGAAGATAACTATTGAACAAGAAAGTGGTGTTCAAACACAAAATATTTCAACTAATATTTATAGTACTTGGATTATTACTATAGGTTATTCGTATAAGGCTATAAGTCCTTTAAGATACAGAGAAGGTGAGTTAATGGTTAGAGTACTTCAGAAAGGTGACGAAATATTAATTAAATAAATAGAAATTATGTTTCATCTATTTTTTGAGTTTTTAGAAAAAAACAACGAATTGATAAAAGCTAATAGGGAGAAAGAAATTAATGATGCTTTTCATAAGCAAAACATTATTAAATCTAAAAAAGAAGCTACTGAATCATGGAGTGAATTTATGAAGATTTACGAGGATGATAGATCAGAAGAAATAAGTAAAGAATATTTAGAAGCTAATGCTACAGCTTTAAAAAATGCTTTGGAGTTCTGTCATAAACAGCCTTTGATAATAGCTGAAAAAGAATATATGAGTGAAAATAAATTAGAGCCTAATGGATATAGTGCGCAGCAGTTATTTGAGCATGGTGAATTGATAGTTGAGTATTTGAGGGATCCAAAAGCTACGATTGAGGTTTTCGTTGCAGGTGGTTGGAAATATACCGATACCCCTCTTTTTAATCCATTTAGTAAATATAGAATTAAACCTCAACCAAAACTTTTTTATACTAACTCACTAGGTGAAGAGTTTTATGAAGGGAATGTAGCTTATCATTTAGAGCTTCAAGGTTTAGATACAGCCCCATATAGAATGTCTCATTTTATTTTAAGTGCTGTTTCTCTTAATAGCAATATAGAGCCTGGTAAAAGTAAAGAGTCAGCTTATAGACTAGCTTTAGATTATTTAATTGGTAAACAAAATAAATAATAAGTATGAGTATAAGCGAAGCTGTAAGAGATTTTGTTGTAGAGTACTGGGAAGGTAAGAAATACCGCTGTGGAGAAGAAAAAGATGAGATTTGGTATAGCTACGCTAGTCACGTAGGAAAGTACAGTAGAAGCAATGTTTTAGATGAAATACTTGTGGCTGAGTTTAGCCCAATAGAAGTTTACTTATGGACCGCTATAATGACTACTATAAAGCAAAGTAGAGATTATGTAAAAAGTGGTGTTGTTTTTCTTACTTATCCGGACTTCCAGGAAGTATGCAGCGATAGGGTATTTGTAGAGACAAAAAGAAAGTTTGTAGAATTTGAGTTGTTGATCCCCACACCTCATAAAAAGTGGTTTATTATTAATCCACTTCATACAAGTAAGTATTATAAAATAGTAGAAAAAAAAGAAAGATAGGGGTAACTAATGAAAAAGATAACTGAACTAAAAAAAGAAGAGTTATTTCATGTAGCTTCTTTAATTAATAATAACTATATTTTTAACTTTAATACTTTTGAAACAGTAGTAGATAAAAATCAGATTATGCTTGGGGCCAATAACTGTGTTTGGATATTACTAAACCATGAAGAAGGTGATTTAAAAACTATTGGGCATAGAACAAACATCGGTTGGGCTAATATTGACTTAAAAATGTATTATAGCGTAAAAAGCTACTTAAAAGACCTCAACTATGTAGTGCAAGGTTATGAGCCAAGTACTAAGATAAGTATTGACGATAGTATTAAAATGCTGAAAGTAGCTATAGAAGACAATATAGAGTTTGATGAAGATGAAATTGAAGATGTTTTACTGGACGTAACTAATTCTTATAAAAAACAACTTAATAAAAATTATGGCAAATAAAAAAGAAATTAGAAAAAGGGTTTGGAATAAGTACGGTTGTCAATGTGCTTATTGCGGAAAGAAACTGGAGTATGATAAAATGCAAGTGGACCATATAAAACCATTGTATAGAAATGATACTGAAGAAGATTGCCTTAAAATGAATGTTGTTAAAGGTATTGATGAAGAAAGCAATTATAATCCAAGCTGTGCCAGATGCAATAGATGGAAATCTACTTTTAATCTTGAGCAGTTCCGAAACGAAATAAGTTTACAGTTAGATCGTTTGCGTAAAAGCAGTTCTAATTACCGAATGGCTTTAGATTTTGGCTTAATAAAAGAGGTTCCTAAAAAGGTAGTCTTTCATTTTGAAATCTACGGTAAAGTTAATTGGCTTGTTCCTGCAGGTAAAGGTTATAATGATGTTGTTCCTGAAGGTGATATTATTCCTGAGATTGTATTTAAACCTGATATGAGTCCATTTTATATTAATGGATATAAAAGACCATGTGTAGGTTGTAATGAAGAGTGTATGTTTACTTGTACCGAAGGATTTACTATTGAACCTAAATGTTTAAAAGATGGCAATAAATAAAAAATTAAAACACATAGGAATAGCAGCGCATATTGGTAAACCTTCATGTGTTGGTAAAGTTTTTTTACTAGCTAAAATTAATAAAACACCTGTTGTATTTAAAACACCTTGCCACGAAAATACAGAAACAGATAAAGATGGCTTTGTATGTACTGGCGGTTTATTTGCTCAATTAGAAAAAGCAGTTGCAGAATCTCCAACACCTTTACGTGACATATCATTTAAAGATATAGAAAAAGCATGGAACGATATAACATCAATTTCAGAAAAGCAAGGTGTATTTGGTCCGTTTGACAATCCTTACTTAACACCTCAGAATAGAAAAGATATTAATAAGGCCATGGTTGAATACCAAGAGGCTCAGGGTTATAGCTTTGGTAAACGAAGAATAGCAGGATGGAATAATATTCCTGTTATTAAAAAACCTACAATAGATATTCTTGATAACAAATCTAAATACCATAAATAATATGAATGATACATTAAACTTAGTATTGGTTTTACTCGCAGGATGCGGATTACTTTCTGTTGTTATTGTAAAAATTAATTCTTTAATTAAAAATAGACTCCCTAAGCTATTTAATCTATTTACAAGTGATAAGTGTCCTCATTGTCCCGAAGGTGTCCTGTACCATGATAAAACTATTGTTAATGCTGCAGAAATGGATTGTTACGTATGTGATACTTGTAATACTGAGTTTATATAGGTGTTAGTAACTTTATTTGATGCTACCCTTATAAATCTATATATTTGTAACCTTATATAGCGTGTATTTTTTTCATTATACCGTAATTTTTAAGGTTGTTTTAGAAGCATGGTGATTCGTGCTTCTTTTTTTTTGCTCTAAACTTTAGTACTTCGAACGAGATTCGAACTCGTATAAAATCGGGTCTAAGCCGATCATGTAAGCCATTTCCATCATCGAAGCATTTAGCGGGTTATAAAGGATTCGAACCTATGACCTTGACGTTAACAGCGTCCTGCTCTACCGACTGAGCTAATAACCCTTTTTAATGTGGTCTGTACAGGATTCGAACCTGTGACCTATCCCTTATGAGGGGATTGCTCTAACCAACTGAGCTAAAAGACCATTTTGTTGAGATACAAGGACTCGAACCTAAAATGCGTGCGCCAAAAGCACGTGTGTTACCAATTACACCATATCTCAATGTCTAATTCTATGCTCTGATTTTTCGCCCAGTCTATGAATTAGTAACAATCTACTTCGTCGAGTAAGCAGGACTCGAACCTGCATGATGTCCTACATCCAAAGTAGGCGACTTACCAATTAGTCCATTACTCGTTTCGATACTTTATATCCATTGTTGTTTAAAACATCTTTACATAAGTTAATATATTCATTAAATGTTAAATAACTTTTAGAATGATTAGCGTCTTTACTTGTTAAGCCCATATTACTTAAAGTATTTTCACCTCCTTTGCTAAATGGTATTATGTGATCTAAATTATAAGATTCTGATTCATGTAAATTTATTTCTTTACCTGTTAAATAACAGATAGGATTGTCTAAAACTTTATTTAACATTTTCACGTGTATCTCACTCCTCTTTCTGTATGATAATTTATTATCAGAATTTCTATTTATAAATAAATCTATTTTTCTTAATATTTTACTTTTAGTATTCCTTCGATTTTTAATGGTTCTGGCTTTTGTTTTCTCTTTCTGACCTTTACCACAGTGATATGATATTGTTCCCCTAGAGCAACCTAAAGAATTTTGTATCTCTGTATATGTTTTACCTTCTTTTCTTAATCTTAAAATATCTTGTTTCATTATTCAACTATAAATGTTCAATACAAATATAGTCGTTTTAAATGAATTGAACATTATACTTGACCACTAGAAATGAAAAAATCCTTCCAAAATTAATTGGAAGGATTTGTATGACAAGCGTATTTTGTTTCACTTACATATACAGAAATCCTTCCAGGAATACCGGTAGGTTATTTTGTTGTATATGTAAATTATTTGTTTTCATACTGCAAATATAATCTTTTTTATTAGATAGCAAAATAAAATTTGCAGGAAGACTGAGATTCGAACTCAGGGAACCTTTCGGTTCTACGTCTTAGCAGGACGCTGCATTACCACTCTGCCACCTTCCTATAGAGTTTTCGACCAGATTCGAACTGGTGACCTTCAGGGTTGCAATCATCTGTCTTGGACCGCTTGACTACGAAAACTTTTGCAGAAGAAGTGAGACTCGAACTCACACACCCTTTTAAGGATTGACGCATTTCAAGTGCGCTGCCGATAGACCAACTCGGCTTATTCTTCTATAGTGGTTTTAATTGGATTCGAACCAATGACGCTCAGGTCTTCAACCTGACGCTCTACCAACTGAGCTATAAAACCATTAGCACATCTACAAAGAGTCGAACTCTGTTCTACGAGTTTGGAATCCGCTTGCCTCCATAGGCTTAGATGTGTTTTTGTGGGAGTAGCAAGAATCGAACTTACTATTTGGAGGGTTACAATCTCGGTTTCTCCTTAGAATTACTCCCATAAAAAAAAGTCCTACTATGATAGCAGGACTTTTTATATATGTTTAAATATTACAAATAGTTATCCTGCTCGGTTTTTAAACCAAGAACTAAAACAGCTATATGAATATAATTTTGTTTTCATACGGCAAACATATAACAATTATATTGAATAAAAAAATCCTTCCAGAATTAACTGAAAGGATAAAAAAAAATTGCTATGAAAAAGAATGACTTTAAAAAAGTATGCTTAATCAAATGTAGTTAAACTTTTTGAATAAACCTAATCCTCTTGTGTTGGCAGGGTTTCTTCTACTGCAGGTCTTAACATCATTTCTCTTCTGTCTAAGCAGTCAAGGTATTGCTTCATTGATTTGAGCTGTATAAGCATTAAGTTTTTTTGAACTTGATCTAACTTTCCGTAAACAGGATTTGAGTCAATAAAAGTTTTAAGACCTACTGTTTTTTCTTCTAACTGTTCTTTTTCGATTAATAATCTATCGTAAAAATTAGGTTCTGTTGCTGATTTTTCTGCTAATTTAGAAGCATCTACTTCTTCAGGTTGTAGGTTTTCATCAAAATAAGCTTTAGCTACATACCATTGGTCTTTATGATTTTTTGGGTTTCTAGCTATCATACCCATATCTTTTTCAGGGTTATCTTCTTTAGATACTGAAACACCGGTTAAGTCCTCACCTAAAACATAAGGCCTCATTTCTGAAACACCTTTTCTAGTGAATTTTTCAAAAGCAGGCATTGGAGTACCTGGTTTAGATTGTTCAATTACTTTTTTTACTTCTGTTTTTTTGGTTGCTTTCGTCATGATTATTGTTTTTTATTTAATAATTTAATTAATCTAATACTATCCAGTCGTCAGCTAAAGCATCGCTACCACTTGGTGACCATGTTGCTATATCGTTTTGGGCTGTTTTTAAAGCCATGTAAGGTCTGTAAGGTGTGTTTTCTCCAAACTCTTTTTTAGCGTGTTCTGTTAATGAAGGAAAGCTTTGTCCTTTAACTAAATAAAGATACATTCCTTTACCATTCCATCCTTGACGTTGTACACGTTTACCTTCTTTAAGAGCTTTAATCGCTTCTCCAAAATTTACTAATTCCATAATTATTTATATTTAGTTTATAGTTTAAGTTCGTCTGCTGTTGGTGCTATTTTAGTGTTCTCTGGCTTATAGCTATCAGGATAAGGTGTTGCTTCATTTAATCGTTTTAAATCCATTCCTAACCACATAATAGACTGTTGTAAGTTTGTAATAGCTAAAGAACGTTCTCTTGATGGAGTCAAGCCTTTTAATCTTTGTAATTCATCATCTAAATTAACTCTTAACTGCTTGTCGCATTTTACGTTTTGTTCTAAAGATTGTTCTTTTGTCATGTCTTGTGAAAAATCAAATAATTCGTTATTCATAATATAATTGTTTTAAAATGTGCGTACTCTATTTAGGATTTTCCGCAACCTCCTTAAATATTTTACTTTAAAAAACTACTTAATAACAGTAAGGTAAAACTAAACAAAATTAATATTAAGTAGTATTTAATAAACTTTTTCATTATTATATTAATGTTTTTGGATAATAAAACTTCATTGCTTTATCTACTAAATAATCTAATAAATAAGCTTGAGGTTCATCGTTTTTGAAATCTGGTTTCATACCAAGATTATGTGAAATCATATTTACTATATGTAAACATTCATGCGCTAGAACTCCAATACTGGGTTTTCCGTGTGAACTTTTAGTATTTAACACAATAGCATAGTAAGCGTTGCTGTCACCGTTTTTATATTTATATAAAGTAAGTGCTACCGCATAAGGTTCTTTCTCTTCCTCTGTAGCGTGTGTATTATTTAATTTATCACAATCGTTAGTATCTATGAAATACATATCCTGTCCGTAAATTGGAATAACAATTTTTTTTTGTTTATAAAATTTTCCCATTATCCTAATCTTTTATAAATTTTAATTCCATCTGTGAAGTGATTACCATCTTCTTCCCAGGTACAAGGACATTCTGAGTCTCGTAAAATATGAACTAGTACAGCTTTCTTTTGTCCGTTTGGATAGTAAAGGTATTCTTCCGGTACTGCCATTATTATTTATATTTTAAACTTCCTTTAGACTCTTCATCGTTTATATCGTATGGGTCTATTCCTGATACGTATTTAGGGTTTGCTGTCCATCCTACACCAAAAGAAGGTAGATTAGCTAATTTAGGATCGGACCAATGACCCACTTCATCGTTTATGTAAAGATTGTTTATTTTGGAACCATCGTATGAATCACTTTTAGTAGGGTAATGCTTAATATCTATGGAACCGTCTTTATGAATAATATGTAGTTCTGCTGTAGGAACTTTAACAATAGGTTTTATTTTAAGAGATTCTTTAATCAAGTCATAAGTGTTATTTGGTTTTTTGAAATACTCTAAAACATCACTTTTTTCATTTGATTCTTTTAGAATAATACCTTTTTCATTATAAAGCTCAAATATTTGTCTTATTTTTTCTCTATGATTAACACCGTACATAACCTTTACTAAAGCATATTCTCCTGCAGCTGCTAAAGACTTATCGTTTAGCCCACTCTTAAATATTTCCTTGTACATGATTATAGTTGTTTTATTTTATAAACTGACAATACCCTTCGTCATAAATTCCTAATTCTACATTTATAGTATTTCGAACTTCTATTCTTTGTTCTGAACTTAATACTTGTAAATTTTTCTTTAAATGAAGTGCTATTTTCTCGGCCTTTTCTTTTATTTCAATTAGTTGAGGCTTCCTTAGCTGAATTGACCTATGTGAATTTAATCCCTCCACAAATTCAAGATACTTTAGTCCGAATATTCTTTCTAAAGCAGCTCTGTATTTTTTATCATCACCGCCTTTCCAACTATTAGAAGCAAAACTCTGTATGAAAATATTATGTAGATTCAAACAAATAGTTCTGTTCGCTCCAACACTTGTATAATGGCCCCCCGCCATTTTACCCTCATAATTACCGGTAGGAGTACATGGGTTACCATGGTCTATATAACGTGCTATTTTGTTAATTAAAGGCTGAACATATTTAGCTCTATATTTATCTGGAGACATAGAATCTATTTTCATTTTCTGCATCCTTTCACTATCCTCCTTTTTAGATTTTTCAGCAACTTCCTTTTTTGCTTTTAAAGCTAAAGACGAAACTATTTTAGAACCTTCCTCAGAACTGTAAAGCCATGTATAATAACACTTGCAATCTAAACCAAGCCCATACTTCGCTTTATACGTTTTTAAGCCATTGTTTTCTGAATAAGGTAATTCAACCCCACAGCCATACGATTTAGCTTTGCCTTGACCTTTACACTTCTTTATTGTCGCCATCTTCTAAAATTTCTTTAACACGTTTCCAGAAAGTATTTTTACTTATTCTTGCCATTCCCTTCATTGAACTTAAAGTCTCTATCATTTGATCGCATAGTATCAAGGAACATTCTTTAGAGTTATGTAGTATAACGCCTTCATCTGTTTCATTAGTTAGCATACTACTTCCGAAATATGGATATACTAATCTATTGTATTTAAGCACTAACTCTTTTGCTTTTGCTTGTGCTTTAATCTCAGTTGGTGTTTGCTTCTTATCCATTTGTTTCTATTTTTAATATTATAAAGGTTTGCAACCTCAATTATTGCCCCCAAGTGATTGAGTGATTTAACTCTAAATGCAAACCCTATAATAATTTGTTGTTTGTGTTGTAATTTAACCTATATTTGTAAAGCTAACTACTTGATAATTAGAACGGTAAATCATCTGGTTCGTTAGCTGATAAATCTGGTCCTGGCTGAAACTGATCTGCAGGTGGCACATCTTGTCCTTGTGATTGTGTCATGTTTTCAATTCTCCATCCTTGAATAGAGTTAAAGTATTTCGCAACTCCTTCTGGATTAATCCACTCTCTACCTCTTAAATTAATAGATACTTTTACATCTTGACCAACAGCATAACTATTTAAAACATCACATTTATCCTGTACAAATTCAATCATAATCATTTGTGGATATTGCTCATCTGTAGTAACAACTAATTCACGTTTTCTAAATCCGCTAGCTCCAAATGTTTGTGTTTCGTTAATTAATTTAATCTTCCCTATAACTTCCATAGTTTTTGTTTATTGTTATTATTTATTTAGGAAAGGTAGCGGGATTCGAACCCGCCATGTACTACCTAGACTTAAACAGGACTCGAACCTGTACTTCACAGATATTACCATCTGTAGCTTGACCTGTTAGCTTTACCTTTCTTTGTTGTTATTTACCTAATTGTCTTTTTAGATTTTTAGAAATATCAATGCTTATTTCGCCAATCATTGGAACGTTTTTAAATTTTAATGGAGCTGTTGCAACAATGTATTTCATATTATGTTCCATATATAATCCATCTGGTGTAAATCCAAATATGGCATCACCATTTGTTCCGTATGATCCATCTTCTGCAGGTGAATCTAAAACAAAATCTCCATAATGAGAACCCAAATCACCTCTTACTAATTGATTAGGATTAGTTAATTGAGAATTTACAGAAGATACTTTGTTTACAATGTAATAACCTATTGGTGTTCCAACTCCCTCAATAAATACATACATATACATCGATACCGTTCTATCGTTCATTAATTTGAATCGATTGATTAAGTTATCTCTTTCTAAAGACCATGATACATTAGGAGCAGGTTGTTTTCTGTTTAATTGTTGTTGGTTTTTTTCAGTTCTAACTTGTTCTTGTTTAGCTGAATTGTTGTTTTTAGAACTTCTTTGTCCTTCACAACCTTCTGCTGACATCAAGAACCCCATTAATAATACTGCTGATAATACTCTAAATAAATTTTTCATTCTTATTTCTATTTTAAATTACTTACTTATTTACACATGAAATCATTTCTAGAAAGCTGATAAGGCAACTCCCTTGATTTCCACATATTTTTCCTAAACATTCTTGATTTAGCATTATACTCTCTAACCCAACGGTTAATTTTGTTTTCTAAAGCAATAATTCGCTCTCCTTTGCTAAAACTTGCATCGATACTGTATGTTTTGTCGTCTGTTAGATTTAATACTCTTAAATCATCGCAAATCTTGTTACAAGTTGAATACATTTCTTCATATTCTTCATAGCTTTCTATGATGTTATCTGAGTTTACAACTTTACCAAATACTCCTGTTGCTGCTGAACAAGTTTTAAATATTAATGAGAATATTACTATTAAAATTAATACACCTACTATTTTTAATCCTGTTTTCATTTTATGATTGTTTTTAATTAATTTCCTGTACTTCCATAACCTCCAGTTCCTCTTTCAGTATCAGAAAGTTCTTCAACTTCTTCAAAAGTAACGTATGGTATTGGCATTATAATTATTTGTGCTACTCTATCACCAACCTTATAAGAACCTACATTATGAGTTGAGCTTCTAAAAACAGCAGATACTTCACCTCTATACCCACTATCAATAACACCAACACAATTAGTAAGTGATTGATTTTTATTGTAACAACTTGATCTTGGAAATACATAACCTACATATCCTTTAGGTATTTCAAAAGCTAATCCAAAACTATATTTTAATTCTTGAGAACCAACTTGCTCTACGCTAATAGCAGTTAAATCCATTCCTGCATCACCATCTTTAGCGTATTTTGGTAAAACCGCTTTTGGGTCTAACACTTTAATCTTAACACTTAAACTTTCTTTAGCCATCTTTTTTAAATTTGTGATATTCTTCTTGTGTATTCTTTTTTGTCTACTAATAATAATATAGGAAATCTTTTACCGTTATTTATCTCTAATAATTGCTCATGAGGAACTCCCATAGATACAATACCTCCTTGTGGTACTTTTTTACCTTCAACAAAACTTGGCGAAACACCAACGTATGTAGTGTTTTCTTTTTTGTCGTTAATGTGCATATCGTTAATAACTTCAAATCTTTCTTTAGCCATAATTATTATTTTTCTCTTCCTTGAATTTTTAATGTACAGTTTAGGTTTGGTTTGTGATCCATTGGCTTATATGTTAGTATCATTGCCATTCTATTCATTTCTTTAAGAACTGTATAGATATTTCCTTTTTCATCGGTAATTACATCACTAGGCTTTAATCTTTCACTTCCGTAGTAATTAATTTTAAAAGCATATCTAAATTTTTTAGATACCGGTATTTTAAAAATTTTAGCTATTCTAAGTTTCCATTTAGGAACATCAAATATTGGTTCCTTTTCAATAACTTCAAAACTTCTAACTTTTACACTCTTGTTAGTAACTTGCTTAACTTCTTTTTTTTTCTCCATTATACTTTTCTATTATTCTTTTATCTGCATTAATTCTATTCAATTCTTTTTTAGCTAAAGACACTAAAGCCTTTGACCTATTGGGTTTGTTCTTTCCGTAGGTAAATCCATTATTTATTGCGTATTCATCTAGTTCATCCCTGAACTTAAATTTTAAATAAACGCTTGTGTTGTTTCCTTCTGACATATATGCAAATCTAATATAATATATTAGGTATAGAAAATAAAAAAGAATATATTTGTTATAGAAATAATAAAATAAGTGTTTATATGGTGGAAGTCTTGATTAAATATGGTTTTTTAATAAAAGAAGGTAAGATTTATGATACTAAAATTCAGTCATACAAATTAAAAGCAGAATATTTAGGGAGTAATGTTATTTATTATATGGAGCCAAAAAGCTATAAAAGGCTTTATGATTTTGAACCATTGCTTTATTTTTATTCTGTAGATAAAGTTTTTTCTATACTTGATTTTAATAGTCGTTTAAGAAAAAAAAGAGAGTTAGAAAGTGTTGTAAGGGTAAATAACCTCCATTATATATCTAATTATAGTTCTGTTTATAATTATCCTCCATCATATTTAAAACCTAAAAAATTTAACCTGTATAAAATATGCCAGTCTTTAAAAAAACGATTAGATTAATCGCTGAAAGTGTTGATTTTACATTTAATTCTATTGTGTATAAAGTAAGATTAGATTGTGATGAAAACGTTTACGGTGCTGTATCATGTGTTAATGATATAAAATACAAAGACCTTGTTTTAAAACCTACAATTATAGATAGAGATAATCTTGAAGTTATATTTTCTACGGATCTATTAACTCCTTCTTTTTATCAATCTATTTTAAAAGGAACTATAAGGAATTTAGCGGAATATGAAAACGAAAAAAGTAAAATATATCTTCCTGGTGATGTGGTTGGTGTTATTGTTGGTTATGTATTAGAATAAAAAAAAGGAGCTAAATAAATAGCTCCTTTAATAATTGCTGTAAAAATGTATTATTTACGAACTACTATTGTAGCTGTCATTGCAGAACCGCTTTCTTGATAAATTTCAATAGCGTTATTGTCTCCTAATTTTGGTCGCCATTGGATGCTATCAGTAATACTCATGTTGCTGTTGTTTTCATCAAAAACTTGAACACTAGATACAAACTGCTCATTAAAGTTATGCAAAACCGTGTTCCATGCCCCACTAGCTAAAGGAAATGTAGAGCTTACAGATTTATTAAAGTTGTAAGAGTTGCTAGCGGAAACAGCCGTAGATTGTGCTGTTTCAACTGCTGTTTCTAATACTTGAAATAATTGTTTAGAATCTGAATTTAAAGGTAATAATGTTCCAGTAAAAGGGCCATAATTGTCTTCGCCAGTAACAAGTCCTAAAGCACTATAAATATCTTGAGAATCTTGTAATTGTTTTGCATCAATAAGGTCAATCTTATTGTTAATGCTTTCATTTAAAACTTGCTGATTTGCTCCAGAAATACTAGTTAAGTTACTTTCATCAACTGAAATTTCATCTGCCGAGGTAATAATAATATTTTTTAATATCCAATTCTGAGGGTCTGTACCTACTACTGGAGAAGAAGTGTTTATTAAAGAAAATACACGACCTGTGTGATCTCCTTCAGTAACTACTACAGTAGTATGTGGTTTTAATTCAGATTGTTCATCAGCATCAGTAGCTCTAGTCCATGTTCCTGTACCAGCAATATAAATACCGTTTTCTACAGGATTTGTTTGACTTACTAATAAAACACGATCACCATCTTGTATAGCGTAAGAGTCTTGAGTAAATAATCCTCCAGTAGCAATATCAATATTTGTATGGGCTTCTACTTTTACAGGTACTTTGTGAGAAATATTACCCTGGATTAAACTATTAATCTGAGATAAGTTAGGTACTTCATGGTCTAATAAAGCGTTTTTTGTTGTTTCTATTCCTACTGGGAACGAAAACTTTACATTCATTTGTTTCATGGTATATATATATTAATGGTTAAAATAATTCGATAAATCCGGTTATTGGTATAATTGATTTTACAGTTATAAATTTCTGATTAGAAGTATTTATTGAGTGTAAAATTTCTATACTTTCAGTTATGTCTTTATATATTTTTTTTTCTGCGGTATCACTTTCTAGTGAATAAACTTTTACATTTACGCTATAAATACTAGGGTTATTAATTTCTGTTTCTGTTGAGTTATTAATCTCTACTCTTTTATAAAAAGGTTTTATTTCATTGTTTTGTGAACTTTGATTGCTACCTGTGTTTTGCTGAGTAATATTAATATTGTAAGGTTGATTTTTATCGCATGGTATATTTGGGTTTGTCGGATTAGTTGGATCAGTTGTTGAATCTTCATCCCATTCGTAAACAGCATATCCAATATAAGAATCAAATCCAAAATCTAATTTTAGGTGTAAATTTTCTATATGCAATGTGTATTTCCAGTTTACAGGATTTTTATTTTCATCGTATATAGCTAAAACCCTAGGGAATACAGCATTTGTTGGAATCGGTAATAGCCAACTACTAGAAGCTTCTGTGATATTTTTTATATCGTGTTTTTTAGTGTACATATTTTTTAATTTTTATAAAAACCTAAAATTATCTGACCTGTATAAACCCCTCCTAATGTAAAATTAAATTGTTTACTTGTTGAATTGTATGAATAATCTATTCCGTCAATAGGCCTTATGCTGTCTCCAGTTTTTCGGTGAACAGATAATACTGCTACGGTTACTCCTACAGGTACGTCTAAAGGAATAGTAACTGAACTTGAATTTGTAAAATCTTTGATTCCAACTATTTGATGTGCTGATTTCCTGTCAAATGAACTTAAATCTAAACCTATTATTTCATCTGTTAATGAAACTTCACCAGTTGTTTCATTCGTTGAGAAATGATCGGGGTTTAAATCCGTGTCTAAAATCTCTCCAGTATTAGGAACATCAGAAGTGGCTACTATTTCTTTATAATTAATTTTAGTATCAACTAAAGGTTTGTCATGACTATATGATATAATATAAGCACCATCTAACACATCTGATTGACCGAATAAAGCCAATCTTTCCCCTGCCTTAACTTCCAACGAGAACTCTGGCATTTTCATTATTACTGGTATTGCTTTTAATCCAGTAGTTGCCGTGCCTGTTGCTGTAGGATTAATCAAAGCGGTAATATCTGAATCTTGTATTTTTGTAAAAACTTGCCCATCATCACTAACTTTCGACCACCAGAACTGAGTATTATACGCTGTTTTCTTTTCGTTAAACACTCTAAACTGGCTATTTATAGTTACAATACCGTCTCTTTCAAACTTTAAAGCTCCTTCCCCTCCAGTTGCAGACGAACCTTGAACAACGTTAATAGTTGGGTCTATGGTTATTTCTGCTTTACCTGATTTTAAAATACCTACAGGCATTGCTGTTGGAGAGTTCTTTAAAGTGTATCTTAAAGAGTAATAATCCTCTTGATCTTGTGAGAACTGAGCGTACTCTTTATCAAGTGTTAAGTGAGTTTCATTTAATTTACTTGTAGAGTGTAAGTAGTAAGCATTAAAAGGATTTAATACATCTACTTTTAATTCTTTTAGTTTAATTTCAGCACTTCCAAAATCTGACTCAGGATAAATAACAATAGCGTAATTAACAGCATCCATAGGTACTGTAAAGTTATGTATATTGATATGGAATGTATCACTAGAAGTCATATTTATAATATTCCTATCGACTATCTCCCAGGTACTTTCCATTACTGGCGCAAACTGGTTTCTAGTTTTAAAAATATCAGGGTCGTATTTATTAGGAGTTCCAATATGCTTAACTAAAGCTACTGTATAACCTACTTGAACGTTAGTTAACTCAGTCGTAACTTTAATTAGCTTTCCTCTTAATGCTCTAGTTTCATCAGCATTAAATATATGGTGAATGTTAAAATCATTGTCTATTTCTACATAATGATTTTGTATGCTAAATCCGTTTTGAGCAACGGCATAATAACCCCATCCATTTAATTCATCTGTGTATGAATTTATAGGCATTGTTTTAAACGCAACATCATCAGTTAACGCATAAGAGAATGTGGCTCTATCGGCCCCTAAATACAGTTGAATAAAATTAATGTCTTGTTTAGTGTCTAATTCATATTGAACAAGTGCTTGCCCTGTTTTTTCTGTTGAACTTAAAGACTGTATCATTAATCCTGATATTCCATCTTCTTTATCATTCAAATAAATATCTCCACCAGTAATATTAGTTATAATAACACATTTAAACTCTTCAAGTTGTTTAGCGGTAACAATACCCAATACTTCCATGTCTTCTAAATACTCCCCTTGTTGGTAATATCTTTCAGAAGCCATTAAACCACCATCTTTATTTGTGATATAAGTATCTGCTACAGTATCTACAGGTGTAGCATTAGAGTTTATTAACATTAATCTAATAAATCCTCCGTTTTGTGCTTGACCTTTAAAAGATGCTCTAAATGCAATTAAGAAATCTGTTCCACCTGTTACATTTGGGTCTTTACCATCGTATTCTTGAATACCATAAGACTTTTTTGATGCATCTTTTACGATACCAACTCCATCAGCATTAATAATAATATCGTCAAACCAAATAGCTCCTTTTCTGTATCTCAAATTATCATCATGCGAACCTAATAATTGTTCTGAATATGACAAGTAAGTTAGCATTCCAGAGTTATGTTTCTCTTCATAAGCATTATGATCTATCTCTACAACAACACCAGTTTGTTCATTAGGATCAGAAAAACCTTTTAACGGCTTTAAAAACTGCATTGCTGTAGCTTTAAATTCCTGATTTGCATTTGGATTTTCTTCGTCATCTATAGGAAATGTAGTTTTTACATAAGGTTTTATAATCGCAGTAGTACTTTCTCCTTGTGGTGACTCAACTATACTGTTTGGCATTTCTAAATCAGTAATACCTATAAATACTTCTGTAGATTCATCACCTTTTAAACCTATTCCTCCATCAGATGATTTTGGGAACTTGTCATATAGGTTAAAATGCAATGTTGTTGATACATCAGTTGTCATTGGTTGAGAGAATTTCCAAAAGATATAATCTTTGTCTCCAAAATTAACCTCTACTGAATCAGCTCCTACTTGAAGTGTACTGCCAACTTCAATTGTATCTATAGTAAGAGATAATGTTCTAGGCACTCTTAAAACTAATATTGGGCTACCTGCAGGAGCCGTAATATTTGTAGTTTCATCTATGTTAGCATCACCTTTTAAATCAAAATCCGATAGTGCTGTAGCGTATGTTTTTGCAAAGCCATACTTAACCATATTGGTCTGTATTCCTTTATCCCATAGCTTATTTATGTCAACATCATTTACACCTATCTGAAATTCAACCTTTACAATAGCACTAGTGTCAACTGGACTATTAGTGATTAATATTTTTCTAGGTATTGTTCCACCTGTGTAATATTCTGAAATATAAACTGTATCTATATCATTAACTTTTAGTTTTTCAATTAAAGGCTCAACTATGATAGGTATAGCTAAAGCTAAGTGTTTATTACCTTTGTTTTGAGCAGGTATGTTTGTTGGTTCTGCAATTCTAGCTTGATTAATTAACCAAGAACTATCGCTAGGAACTACATTATTATCTACAAATCCGTACTCATAAGTATCTTTTTCAAAACCATTTAATTCTAATTCTGTAATAGTATGTAATTGATTTGAAAACTCTTTTTGAATTTCATTAAATGTATGAAGTCTATCTTTTAAAACAGCTTCAATTTCAGCGATAGTATGTAAGCTACCTCCTAATTTAGTTTTAATGTATGAACTAATTCCATCAAGTGAATTTGGTATGGCTCCAGAAAAAGCCAATACCCAATTATCATCAGCTCCACTTTGAACGTCTAAAACAAGAAAAACCATATTTCCTGCGGGAACATTTATTGTTGAAGCCTGAAGATCACCTATGTTAAAACCAGTAGCAGCAGTAAGTAAAATAGTGTCATTTGTATCTGTGTTATCTAAACAGAAAATGGTATCACTAACTAAACTTCCTGAAGGTAAATTTAATCTAGTAGGATTTGCTTGTAAAGCATACATAGATATATAATATCCTTCTTTAGCTGTTGCTGGATATGTAGGTGCTACTTTACCTCTATATGAATAAATTCCATCAGGATTATTACCTATATGTGTTTTAAGTCTATTTATTTCACCTGAATTAGCTTTAATGTCAGCTATTACTTCAGGAGGTACATTATCTACAGTTGTTTCTACCCATGCACTTTGACTATAATGATTAAACTTATTTGTTTCTAAGTTAAAAATCATTTTATTAGCTAATCTATCAGTAGATATTAAATTTCTTTCTGCGTCATTTGCTACAATTTCGAAACCTCCTGCTCCATATTTTGCGTAGTGAGTTGCCCATGTGTTTCTGTTATCTGTTCCTGGAGTAATAGGGCTGTTTATAGGTGTGTTATTTGTAAATGTTGTCATATTAATTTTTTTATTCTGTTACAAAAGTTACGTTTTCATCCCACATTTTATATGGGCTTCTAATAGCTGTGTATGCTATACTATCTATAGTAAGTGATTGGTTATTCCAGTTACCCGGTAAACCTCCTTGTGTTTTAACACTATTTACTTTACTTGCTTCTAATGTTGGTAATATTATGTAAGAATATCGACTTTGTTGACCGTCTTGGGTCATGTGCCAATTAGTTAATGGATTAGAAACTTGTTTAATAGTTAAAGTTTTAGCATTTACTTCGTCTATAGTTGCTCCATTATAAAAACCACTATATGATTTAATTGAACTAGTTACTTGTAATGTTTTAAAAGCAGTTGCTTGACTAAAATCAGAATAATTATTTGCTGAATCTTTAGCTTTTATAGTTATAGAGTAATTAGTGTCTGGTGTTAATCCTGTTAATGTAGCTGAATTTCCTGTAACTGATTTAGTTAATACTCCGTTTACATATACGTCATAACCTATTACACCTGCATTATCTGTAGAAGCAGTCCATGATAAACTAGCTGTTGTATCTCCAATACTACTAGATTGAATATTGGTAGGAGTAGTTGGTTTATCTGTGTCTGGTGCTAAACCATTAAACCAAGTATGTAAATCTAAAGTATTTCCGTTTATAGTAATTGTTTTAGCGGTATCGTCTTTTGATACCGTTAATGCTGTATTACCTCCTGCAAATTCAATAAATCTATTTGGAACTGACAAGTATTGAACTATTCTGCTTTGTTTTGAATCTATAATAACATCTTCAGAAGAGTTTTCACAAGTAACTGTAAAAATAAAATTACTTTGATTTTCTACTTTTAAAGTCATTCCATCGAATAAAACATCTTGATCCGTAAAATTCAATGATGCATTTTTATTTCCATTATACATTACAGTAGGCTCTTCTATAAAAGCAGGAAACTCATTATCGGTAACATTAAGATTATCTGTTAACGGTATTAATTTATCATCATCAACAAATGTAAAACCGTAATTATTGTCGTAAGTACTATTACCTAATTTTAAACTAGCATCATTATCTGAATAAGAAATTACATTTCCATAACTTCCGTCCGATGTTTTTTTATATTTAAATTTTAACATAATTATTCTTATTAAGAATTAATACCTTCAAAAGTTACATCTACTGAATAAGAAGTTGTTTTTCCTGTAGAACTTGTTTTTCTAGCTATTACTTCTATATCTAAAATCCCATTATTTGTATGGCTTAATGATTTTGTTAAATTGATAATATTAAAACCATCTAAACGACCTATGTTTGATTTATAAAAATAAACCTGTAAGGTGTTATTAGCATTTCTAAATATATAATCAGTATCAGCAGTTAATTCAGATTTTTGAAATTCTACTAAACAATTAACATTAGTTATTTTAACCTTAGAAGAATCAAATCTAAATTTAGCTACTAAAACCCACCCTCTTCCTCTAGTTAATCTTCTTATGTAATTGTAAGAAGAGTAAGCTTCTTGTGGGTATTTTTGTAGTTCAGCTAGTGAAACCTCTCCTGTATCTCCTTTATCACCAGGCAATCCTTTATCTCCTTTTAATGGAGGTGTTTCTACTAAATATGTTTTTCCATCTGTAGTCATGAACGCAATAGAAATTGCTCCAGTATTCGTGTTTTCTATACCTTTTAAAATGTTTTTTAAACCGACTCCATCATCGCCTTTAATAACAGTAGTAGATGAATCCCATGAACTTCCATTCCATCGCTCTATTACTAACTGAGGTTGTTTAACAAGTATATTTAAACCGGTTGTTTTTTCCGTTGGATTTGATGTAAAATAAGTGTCTCTAGCTGTATTTGTTTCGAATATAAATTTATCTGGAATAGATAACGCCCCGCTACTTCCCGAGGCCGAGCTAAAAGCCGTGTTATCGTCTAGGTATTTTTTTAAAGCTGCAATATCAGCAAAAGGAGCATCGTTGCTGTCTCCATTTACAATATTATCTTTATTATATAAGTTTGCTGAAATTTTTATTCCGGTAGATACTAAAAAGAAAAGTATAGAACCCTGAAGTTCCTTATAAGAAATATTTCCTTTAGCTTCTCTAATTTCTTCCAGACCGGTTTCGGTATCACCAACAACAAAATAGTTGCCAGTTGTTTTAAAACGTTTAGACATAGTGGTAAATAATAATTAATTCGTGCCACTAAATTAATATAATTATCTATCAATAAGTATTTAATTGGTAATGTATTTAATTAAAATTTAGAAACTGCAGCTCCTAATATGAAACCTGCGGGTATTGTGTACATCGGGTTTTCGTACCATGACCTTTTATACACTATATAGATAGGTTTTACATTTGTTTGTTTGAAGTATGGATTTGTATTCGTTATTTCAGCTCTTAATTCAGGGTTATAGAATATATTTTTCTTTTTCCACCCAAATACCAATGTTTGATTATTTTGTAGCTTAAAATCGCTTATATATAACCCTTTCTCATTTCCTTTAATATCTAAAGAGAACCATTTTTTGTTTACTTTTTCATTGAAAGAGAATTGATAATCTTTATTGTTTTTTAAAGGTACATAGATTGTATCTATTTCAACTTCTTGATCTGACTGAATAACCACTATTGGTTTCTTCATCTTTCTTAAAGCTTCTTTCAGTCTAATGTTTTCTTCTGATTTAGTTTCTAGCTTTTTGTTTAATTCTCTTTTTGTTAATTGTAAAGATAATTTTGTAGATACTTCTTGGCCTAACTTGTTTCTGTAGTATGAAGTAGTGTCTTCCTGAGCTTTAATATTCTCTTCGTATCTTGAGCTTAATGCTCTATTAAAGAAAAATTGATTCAATAATAGAGCTATTAAAATTATAATAATTGTAGGTTGGATATATTTTTTCATAATTTAAGGCTTGTAAAGTTCTACGTGTGGTGCATCATCAAAAGATTGGTCGTAATACAAAACTCCATCTTTATCCCAATTGGCTCCCCATCTTAATAAATGGGTTATTTCGCCTTTTTCATATAGCTCTTTAGCGCAACAATCTAATACTCCATATATGTAAGATAAGTGGTTGGTATCATAAGCAATCTTTTTTCTAGTACTAGTGTCACTATGGTAAGCATAAAAATCTGTTGCTTCTGAAGGGATTTTATTATGTTTACCAAGTTTACTGACACCATCTATGTTTGTTATCGGTTTCCTGTGAAGATCAACTGTTCTTCCAATTGCATAATATTGTTTTTGAATTTCTATAGGCCTATGACCTTCTGAAATTCCAAAATCTACTACACTTCTTGATATTGCTAATTTGAATATCTTTTGCAAATCTATATGGCAAGTTGATATTTTTTCTTTACTGGTTTTTCCGAAAGTATACATTATTTGTTTTTTTTAATTATTTCTATTGTGGTTATTAAGGTATAATTTTACTTATAAATTCTTTAATAAGCCACAAAGCAGCACCTCCAAAGATGCCATACACACCTGCTTTTGCTTTGTAAATCCTTTCACGAGTTAGCAAATCTTTAATTTGCTCTTCCATGATACCGAACTTTTCGACTAATCCTTTTGTATTTGTTCGGGGGTCACTTTCTAAATGAAACAAAATTTTAGTCACTTTTGAATCCAATATGTCTAGTGTTTTTCTTTCTTTGTCTTCCATATTATGAAGGTAAATCTGAAAACTAAAAATAAAGCAATAATTAGTTCATTAATTTCTAATTTTGTTGGGTCAAAAAATATTTCGTCTATTAAATTACTAAAAGATAATAATAAAAATAGCTCCATAAAATATTTAAACGATTTGTTTTTAGATTCACTCCAAATTACAAATACAAACCCTAGCATCATTAATGCAATGCCAGGGTAAAATATTTTTATACTATATTTTTCTAGTAATAAGCCCCAAAATTGATAAACTAAAACACTCCATATAAGTAAGAATACACAGATTATTTTGCTTTCTAATTTCATTTATTCTCTATCTCCAGGCCTTGGACCAATAATATCTTTAGAACCTTCTTGTATTGGTTCTTCTTGTTCTGTTGATGTGTTTTCTTCACATTCAGGTTTCATTTTGTACTCTTCTTTTAAATTTGACATTTGTATTTGTATTTAGATTAATAATTAATATTCTTATTTGTTATGGGGTGTAAAAATTTGTTGTGTATGTACCTGATACTCTTATAATTCCTCCACCTGAAAAAGTAATTGGTGAGGGAGAAGTAGGTGTTATGTGTTTTAAATGGAAATATAAATCTGTAGAATTAAACCCAATTCCTATTGTTAAATTTGATACATCAGTAAGGGATAAATTTGAACCTACAAAAAACCTCACAACACCCCCCTCTAAAGATTGAGTACTTAAACTATTAAAAGGTAAACCTGATATTTTTAATTCCGATGTAGGTGTTCCAATAGTATTACCTGATGTATATATTGTTATGTAATAATGTACTAAATTTCCAACTCTTGTATAACCTCCTGTTGCTTGGGTCACTTTATAATCAGTAACACCAACTGCATTTAAAACAGGATTGAATGTACCTTCTTCGTAAAAATTAGCCTTCATTAACCCTGCGTTAGCAGAAGTTACTGTTGGTATCACAGTGTTTTTACCACTACTAGATTCTATTGTTCTTGTACTTGGCACATAGCTTAAATCTGTTGTTCCTGAACTAGTAGCATCTATTGTAATAGTGTCTGCTGCATCATCTGGTGTTATTGTTACGTTTGAACCTGCTACTAGCGTAGCTCCTACTACATCACGAACTTCTTCGTCTGTGTATTTTGTAGGTATTAGGGGCTTGTTTTTAATAAAACTTGGCTCTACAGCGTTTGATTCATTCCAGTCAGATTGTATTTGAGTTAATGTAGATGTTGTTATTCCTATGTTAAAAACATAAGTGTTTTCTAACACGTAAGAACCTGCTTTAATATTATGTATTAGCTCTAACTCGAAAGTAAAACTTTGAGTGTTTTGAGTCGCATTTTTAACATGATAATACCCGAAATTCTCAGTACCATCTTTAAGGTATAAGATAATATTTTCTTTATTGTTTTTTATAACATTAAATAAAGCAGTATTATTATTACTTTCCTGATCTGTATCGCTAAACTTAAAATCTGAACCGGTAATATTGAATACTCCTTTTCTTAGATTAGCATCATCATCAGAGTACTTATATAGGCTAAATTTTAATTCGTTAGCATCGTTTATTACGCTAACAATACCAGACATGGGGTAATTTCTTGTAACTCCATTATTATCTTTATCAGAACCAATAACTTGATCGTTGATAGTTATTTTTTTGTCTTTTGGGTAAAGTTCTTCGTTATTTATTAACCCCATGTCTAGTTGTTGTTTATTGAATACTTTATTTATAGATTACTACCAGGTAACTTAAACCATTCAGTAGAGGTGATTCTTACGTATAAATTTGTGGATGAGCTTAATCCTGATCCAAATTTTTGTGCTACCATTGTACCTAAAGGGTTGTCTGCTATTGGATATGCAGCGTTTAAAGAAGCATTTGTATCTGAAGAACTTGTGTTTGCTGATATTTTAGCTACTGTATCTTTTTTTAAAGCTAATTTACCACTTTCCGTTGGTGTTTCTAAGATAACATTAGAAGCTACATTTTGAGCGTTAAATGTTACACCGCGATTTGTTGAGACATCAAAGAGCCTTAATTGATTACTAGCTGAATTTATTGTTAAGTTGTTATTTAAAGAAGTGCTATTTGTTCCTAAAACAAGCATGTCAATTGGTTGCGGTATAAAACCACTAGAATAAGTAAAACGCAAACTACTTGTAGCACCTATCTCACCTCCACTTGTATTTTGAGAAATTCTAAAATCATTACCATCGTTATCAAACAGTATTGAACCTGTGCTATTAGAGCCTGTATCTCTTATAATAAACGCATCTGAACTTAGTCTACTTGAACCTGCTCTTGTTCTAGTAATTGAATTGGTAGTTGTTGAACCTTCGTTTGTAACTTGCTGTAAGTTTTGCGCACCACCTCCGTTGATAGCATCGGTCATTTGCTGAACAGTTATTTGTGTTTCATTTAAGAATCCTTCTTGGTCTTTTGATACAATCTTATCTGTTGAACTAGCGGGTACCCATGTGGCAACTTTTACTCTTTTCGGTAATCTAGTTATATTTTGGGCAAAAGTAGATGATGAAATTACTATCAATAATAATGTTAAAATTATTTTCTTCATGTTTTCTGTTTTTTAAATATTTGTGTTTGTTTGCGATTGAAGTTCATCGTAGCTTGACTGTAAATCAAAATCACCTCCTTTGTATTTACCTGTGAAAAAGTCATTTTCAACAAAACCTACTACAATATCGCCTACTAATGGTTTGTTAAGACATTTTGTTTCACCGTATAATTCTTGGTTTTTCTTAGTTCGATAAACAGTAAAGCTACCGAAAGGTATTAAAACGCAATTATTTGCATTTGAAGTATTTGAATTCATAATTTATTGTATTTAATTGTTTATATTAAAGAGTGTCATATTCTACGTTTCTAAAACTACCATCTTCAAAATCATTTAGCAACGTACCTATAGAATTTATGTCACCGCTTTCATATCTTGCTTTTTTAACTATTGTTGTAGGATTAAAAAATCCATTAGATATAAAGTCGTTTGATTCTAGTGTTGTTTTTTTACTGGGGTCTGAATTTGTAGGGTTTTTTATTAATCTAAAAGGATTTCCATTTATCTTAATAAATGGATTATTCTCTATGTATTTTGAACTTAAAGGATTAGACTCATCAAAATCAAGTTTTGAAGCTGAACCTATAGATATAGTGAAAGAGTAATCCGTGTCTAAAATTAATGAACTTAATGAAGAGGTTCCTATAGGGGATAATTCGAATTGAAAAGAATAAAAACTTTCTGTACCAGATATTATTTTAAAAATTCTAAATTCATTTGAATTAGATTTTATTTGAATAAGAATAAACTCTTTGTTTAATAATAAATTCTTGAAAAAGTCTTTATTATTAAAACCTAAGTTATCTAAATAACTAAAAGTTAAAACATTCCCTATTTCTTTTCTAAATACCGCTTTTGTTATGTTAGGGTCTGATTCTGAAAATTTATAACCGCTTAGTTTATTATTTATTAGGTTATTAAACAAACTGAAAATTCCTGAAATAGAATACGTTTTTGTTTTTTTAAAATCATCTTTATCAGTACCTATAAATGTATCTTCTAGTTTTGGTAATGGGTTTTTACCATATATAATTTCGTTGTTAATCTTAGCCATTTTATTATTTTTTTAATATCTTATAAAACAACTTATCTAACCAAACCTTAGACTCACTTACTTTATAAGCAAATAAAGATAATCCTACAACTAAAGCAATTAAGCTAAATTTCAAATCTTTATCTAAAAAAAAACAAACACTTATTCCGAAAAAAATTAATGCTAAAACATTAGTAATTATGTTTTTTAATTTATCACTCATTATCTCTACTATTTACGGCTAATTTAAAATATAATTAAGTAAAAAACCCTATTATTAGTAATGATAGGGTTTTTTTTGGTTTAAATATTTGTTTCTACTTCAGTAATTTGCTCTTGCACTCCTGTATTTGTAGGTGTTTCTGATAACTGCTCTGATAAAGGAGGTTGATTATCTATTAGACTTGTAGAGCTAAATATATCATCTATTTGATTTTTGAAGTCTATTGCCGGTTTTTGGTTTACTTTTTGATCTACAATTGCTGAAGTGTTAGTAGCAACTTGGTTTATCCTATCGTCTTTTTTATCTTCTTTGTATTGATTTAAAGACATTGAAGCTTGGAGCTTTTTTTCTTCTATCTCCATAGTTCTCCTATGTTTTCTTTCTGCTAAAATATCATCTTTTAAAGCGTTTCTTCTGTCTTTTCGTTCTTCTAGCTGATCCTTTAATAAAAGCTCTTGTTTTATTAAGTTCCATTTTTGAAGTTCTGTAGCTTGTTTTGCTCTTTCTGCAACAACTGTAGATTGAGCATTTGCCTGAGCTTGGGCTTGAATATTTTGAAGTTTTGCCTGTTCTTTTTTTTCAATATTTTCTTCAATAACAATTTCAATATATCTAATCGCATTTTTAACATTTCTAATCTGTCTAGCTTTGTTATATTGTGCGCTATTTATTTCTTGACCATTTAATGCGTTTACCAATGATTGTTCAAAAGCTAATCTTTCTTCGTTATCTGGTTTGAAATCAAAATAGATACCAAATTTATGCATTGGTATTTCTTTTATAGCATCTAACAACTCTACGTTGGTAGTACCTATAACGTCCATATACATACTTTTTAAACTAGGCTCTTTAAGTACATCATATAATCTATATGATACCGCCTGAGAAAACATTAGCGACATACTGAAACTAGCTTTTACAATATGATTTGTAGCGTTATTAGAACTAGCTAAAAGTAATTTTTGTACCGTAGCACTCATTCTTGTATTAGTTTGTGTCGTACCGTCTCTAAGTTCGTTTATACCTAATAACTGTCTTAATCGATTGTAATTGTTTGTAAATTCTGTTGATAAAAACTGAATAGCATTGTAATTAACTGAGGAAGGTGATTCTCTTACTGCGTTTTCAATAACATCACCATCTTCATCGTATTTTTGTTTAAGTAATAAACCTCTACCAAAAAATAAATCCAATACGTCTTTTGGGTCTAATTTTTGACCGTTTAAAGCTACATTCTGAATAGCATCTACATCGATTTCAGTAGTGTTTGGCCTTAATTCCATTTTTAATTGTTGGAACTTGTACCAGTCTCTTTGAATATCATCTACAATTGGTATAGCTCTTTCAACCATACTATCAAAACGTGTAGTACCTGTTTCTGATAATCTCTTTACATTTGGCGCATAAACAACAAAAGGACTTACCGGGTTGTTGATATTATCCTCTACTTGGTTTTCCATTTCGCTCCATTTTACTATAATGTCTGCTTGAGGAATATACATACCTTCATACCATGTATTAAAAGGTATTTCTACTTTTTTGTTTTTGTTTGTAGGTTCGTACCCATCTAAAGTACGGTCTATTAACTTTGTAATCTTGTTTTTTCTTAGTTTTTTAAATATTTTACTTTTTGGTAATTCATAAGCAAAATATATGTATTCGATTAATCTATTTCCGTCTTCTTTGTCGTTGTAAGTCTCAACTTTATCTCTACCTAAAGCTAATTTTTTTAAAGCTAAATATTGTTCCTCAGAAAAACCACCTGCCATTTTAGCTAAATTAGAAATAGTGTCTTCATTTAATTCTCCATGTAGCCGTATATCTCTACCATCTTCCATTTCAAATGAAGTGTGAATATAATTATAAGGGTCAACATATTTAAGCTTTATGCCTTCGGTATTATCTGTGTAGTGTCTTCCTACTGCAAAACCTAAATTAAATAAATCTTCATCCATTCTATCTTTTACGACTTCGAATTTCTGATGCTTCATTACATTTTCAATAGCTAATTCTTGAGCTATTTCAATGTCTGGTTTATATTCTAGTTTTTTAACCTTTAAATCTTGCTCGTCTTTAGGCATATTATCAGTACCTAAATCAACACCTGTAGCTCCACTTATTAAAGATGCAATATCTTTAGTGTAAAAATCATCGTCTAGTTTTTTAAAGTAATCTTTCTTTTTATTTACAGCTATTCTATTTACGGCTTCAGCTCTAGGTTTAAATAAAGATTCGTCAATTTGATTTGTAACAATATCTTTAAAAACCGCAAGTGTTTTTAATTTACGATCATAGTCTATTTTATGGGTTTTCATATCCATTTTCCCATTCTTTCGACTACCCTCTATCATTTCTTTATAGTTAGTCATTTGCTCTCCTCTGGAATACTGTCTCATTTCAGTAATCCATTTTCTTCTTGCTGACAACTTACCATTATACCACAAACTAGCTGCAGCTTTACCAACCTCTTTACCAAAAGATAGGTTGTCTTTTTCTGCATTTGTAGCAAAATCGTCTGGGAAATTTCCGTATAAATCGTTCATCATATCGTAAAAATACTTTAATTAATTATTTTTAGTGGTTTTATTGGTAAAATTAGGCTCCAAAGTCGCTAAACGAAAAACTCGTGCGATTATTAACTCCAATATTTAAAGACTTTCTTTGTTTGACTTTATATTGACTGCCCATTAATGCTAATTCTCCTGCAACGGTTAAATCAAATTTCTTACGTTTGTTTACATCGAATTTTTTCCATTCTTGAATCATGTCTATAAAGTAACAATTACATTCTTTTTCCACGTTTTGACCTATAAAATCCAGTATGTAATCTTTGTGTAAACTAGCACAATCTTTATTTGTCTGTGCTGAAGCGGGGATTCCTCCATGCTCTTTTTCGAAATCTGATAAATCTTTCCATTTTTTATCAGGTCTAGTCATTGAATAACCTCTATAGCCGTAGTCTTTCATGTACTCTAAAAGTCTTGGCTTGTTATTTTCTACCAAAGCAAACATTGAGAAGTATTGAAGCATGCAAATTGTATCGTCATAAAAATCATCACGTTTATCTGGTCTATGTAGGTATTTTAAAAAAAATGAATTTGACGGTGCGCCCGCCATATTGAACTTACTATAACCCACAACTGCTCCGTTTGAACCATTATCGTCAACTGTTTTAGATATATCATAACTATCTACTCCAAAACAGCCAATATGGTTATTTGATGGGAACTTTAATTTTTTGCCATAAAAATCTTTAGTATATGATTGGTTTTGTAATGCTTCTTCCGGTAGCCAGGTTGTTTGTATTCTACCATTGTCATTAGGCCTCCATATTACAGGTGAATTAAATTTTTCTCCTGCAAAAATTAAATTACCTCTAAATATCTTTTCATTAATTTCAATGCTAGGAATACTTTTAAGGTAGTTTTCATGTTCGTTTAAATTATTAATATCAAAATCATTATTTGTACCTCCTTCGTTAGTGAACATGTGGTTTAATGTTCTTGGCATATCTCTTAAAAAAGAATTATAAGCTTTCTTTTTACCACTTTTCTTTAAATCATCATGTACTATTTGCCAATCTGTTACAGCTCCAATAGATATTAATTTACCCTGCTCATTAATTATTGGCTCAATTGGGTCGTTAACTATAGAATAACCCCATTCATCAAAGTAACTTACTGGTTGTGTCATGGTGTAGCAAACATCTATAAAGAATGATACTAAACCATTTTTTGTTCTACCTAAAGCATTTCTTTCATTTGCGTTAGCTGACATAAATTCAATCTCAAATTCCTCACCTCCACCGTTTGCATACTCTCCGGCAGTACTTCCAAATCTTCCGGTAGCACCTCCTTCCGTATGGCATCTTGAGTGTCTTGATATAAAATCTATTAAAGATTCGTTTTCCCATTTACCAATTTCATCATTAATCGATATGTTTTTAACCTTTGTTGAATCGTATGCTGTTGTTTTTGTTGGATAATGATTTATAACTGATCTTTCAGCTTCGTCTGTTTCAAATTCTACTGTTAAATTACTAGAAACACTACTATTGGGTAAATTAATTAAAGGCTTAAAATAAATAGGATAATACTCAAATGAGCTTACAATTTTACCTTGAAATAGTTCTTTTGCTAATTGACTACGTTCTGAAACAATAGGTATTTTAGCGAATTTTGTAATTGTAAAAGCATTTAGGGCCATACTAGAACTTTCAACACTCCAACTTGTTCTACGTCCTTTTCCTCTAATTTCTCCCCATACTCTAGTATCTGCTTTACAAGCTTCCCAATGCCATAATGCTTCCATAGCTACGGTTCTAAAGAAACCATACATATTAGATTCAGTAAGGTAATAGTGTGATAAGAACATCCAATATTCACCTGTGAAGTAGTGAACTTCTTCATCAATTTTTATAAATAAACCATATTCTCTTTTGTCAAATTCACCATTTACAAAATCAATATTTTTAGTTATTAATTCATTTCTCTCCTGAACAAAACGCTTACGAACTTCAGGTGATTTTGATTGATGTGTTTCTCCCATTTCGCTCTTGTACTTAAACCATAATTTACGAAACTCTACTGGTGGTTTTTCTCTAACCCATTTTGATTCTTTTGGGGGTTTACCTGCGTTTATAATTTCTTTACCCTCTACAGAAGGAAGACCAATAAACAAATCACCTACTTTCCATATTTCACCTAAAGTACCATCTTTAGAAATACATATAAAGTTTATATTGTACTGAGGGTATTCTCTATACTCCCATGATTTTTTTTCATTTTTTGTTTTGTAAACGTCTAACGGAACAATGTCAGAAATATTAATCTTTTTACCTATTCTGTCTCTATAACTTTTATCCATTATTGTAAGCGTTTATTTATAGGGTTCTGGCTGTTTTTAGGTTTATCTTTTTCTTTAGGAATAGGTTCACCTTCGTTTTCTAATTCTTCAAGTTCTGTTTTTTTAGTTTTAATTCTTAATAAAAAATCATCTGAAGCTTGTGCTGCTTTAAGAATACCATCAGCATAACTTTTTATCTTATCATCTTTTAGTGCTATTTTACCTTCATCATCTTTTTCTACATCTTCCTTTAGAATTAATATTAAGTTATCATATCCTTTTTCTAAGGCTGTAATGTGATCTTTTAATTGCTGCTTGTACTCTTTTACCATTATTTCTGTTTTTATTTCTATTTATCTTTTGTTTTTAGGTCCACCAACCCTAAACAATGGATTTACTTTTGTTTTTTTCTTTTCATATTTTTTAATTGAAGCTTTAAACTTTTTTTCTTGTTTTCTTTTTTTCTTTGCTGAAGATTCTTTACTTATTCGAGTAGTTAATGATTGCTCTATTAAGTAATCACTATATCCCATTGCTTTAAGAACTTTTACTGATTGGTCAACATTATCATTCCAGTAAATTTCATCCCAATCTAGGTATGTATCTGTAGCCATTGTAGGAATACTAAGAAATAAAGTAGCTACTTGTTTTAATGTTTTTTCTTTATATTTTTCGGCAGAAGATTTTGTTTTAGCTTTCATCCACTTATTGAAGTTATCGTTCAATTTATCGGTTGTGCTAAAAAGTACACTACTTAATAATCCACCAAAAGTAAATTCTTTACCTAAAGACATATCTACTATTTTAGTCACAATAGAACCAAATATAGGAGCTGAACCGTAATTACTTAATATAGCTGAACTTAATAATGACTTATCTAAATCATCTGCTTCTTCATCGCCAAAACCTAATGCAGTTGCTATACTACCTGCCATTAATCCAGATATATAAGTATATAACATTGGCTGGGCAAATTGATAATTCATAATACCCATAATGTGCTGAAAGTTTGTTCCTTTTCCAGAACCTTCTTTAGCTAAGTTTCTGTAAAGCTCTCTCCAATGAAGGTTTGCGTTTTGGATATTTTGAATAGGAGCCGTGGCGAACATAGCAAAATATCTTCCTACTGGGTGTTTCTGAAAAGGTGATTTACCAAAAGAAGATGTTGTTTGTTGTGATTTATCTACTGAAGCTTCAAACCTTTTTAAAGCTTTTTGATTTGCTGCTTCTTCTGACAATCCTTGTTTTTTGTATTTGTCTTTCCATGCTAAATATGCAGGAACAGCACCAGTAACACCAACCATATCACCATATTTTACATTTGCTAAAGCATAATTAAAAGCTTTATTTACAAATCTTGATGCAGCTTTTCTATTAGCTTCAAGTGTATTATTAGGTAATGAAAATTCTGATTTAGCTGCAATAGCTGATAATCCTGTCATTGCGTTTTCTATACCATCAACATCATATCTATTTTTAAGATAGTCTGATTCTTTTAATAGTTTACGCATTGTTGTTACAAGTTCTACTGGGTTATAGTATTTTACATATTCTACAGCTGACAATTGTGGCATATCTATTCCACCATTGAAAAAAGATACCATCTGAGTAACACCAATTTTTGTTTTTAATGCAAGAGTACTTCTTGATATATTTCTAGCAAGTGCATCTAAAATAGGACTACCTCTGTAGCCACCTCTTTCTAAATCTCTTTCTTTGTAAAAATTTAGAATATTTAATATTGTGTCACCGTTTTTTTTATTAGTAACATTTACTGCGTTTTTAAAGCCTTTATCTTTTAGGATTTTGGCGTATTTCCTATGAACTTCCGCAAAAGCTACATAATGTGAAGTTTCTTGAATAGCTCGTAATACAAGTGTGTTTACATCTGAAGCTTCAATAGGTTTATCATTTGCGGTACGTTCTTTTTGGCTACCAAAACCTGTGCTGTTTATACTGAAGTTACCTGAATCTATTTTTAATTCATCTGGTTTTGTTTCAAAATCACTTCTGTAAACTTTTCCTGCATAGAAATCTTGTTTACCCATTGAGTGAAAATTCATTTCTTTGTAAACTTGATCCGCTTCAATATGTAATTCATCATAAATATCAAATAATGATTCACCGTATTCTTTTACTTTTAATGGTAATACTTTATTTACCTTTTCAAAAAACTTAGCGTCAAAACCATTTGCTTCTAATCCCGCTTGAAGTTTAGAGTTGTGGTTATTCATCCATAAATTCAACAACTGTGAATTAGAAAAAGGCAATTCTTGTTGAGATTTAGGTGTATTAATATCGGTGCCTACAGCTTGTCTTGAAACAGTTACTTCGTTTATTTTATTTAAAGCTATATCTGCTTTTGTTAAAGAACCAAATAAATCCACCTGAGCTTGATTTACTCTATTTGAGAATAAATTAGTTCTTCTTTTTTTACCGGTTTCTTTACTCTTCATTTCACTAACAAGGTTAGTCAATGGGCTTTCACCTGTTCTTCTTGAAATGATACTCATTATACTATCTAGGTTTCCTGTAAACCATCCTGAACCTGCATTAAATATTAATCGATTTAATCCATTAGTTATTTTTTTTCTTTCAGCGTTAATTTCTTTTTCAGTTTTTATGGTAGTTATTCCTTCCGGATTTACATCATTAATTATATCGTCTATTAATTCTTGGTCTTGTTCTTTTCTTTGATCTCTGAGTTCTTTTAATTGACTTCTTCCGTTTTCATATATTGAAGCTAAATTACCTAAACTTTCAGTAAAATTTTCATTAGTAGTATTTGAGTTTTCCGCTGTTATTCCAGTTAAAATATCAATAGATATAACTAAAGACTCTAGCTCTATATAATCAGAATCAGTTTGATTTTCTTTTGATAAAATACTGTCTCGTTTTTCAAAAAGCTCTACTAAATATTCATTTATTCTGTTTTTAGTACTTCTTTTTGCAGGAACAGTAACGTCTTTAGGTATGTTTTTAATGTTTTCCTTTACGCTTCTTAATATAGTTTCAACCTCCTCAGTAACTAAATTAGCTTTTCTTCTACCGCTTTCTTTTTTTGAAAGTTTCTTGTCAAGTATATCGTTTATTCCTTTGAATAACACTTTGTTTTCCAACTTAGTGAAGACTTCATTAACCTGTTCAAAAGCTCTTAATAAATTGGTTTTAGTCTTAGCTGCTCTAACAGTGTTTAAAAGTCTTGTAACATCAGATTTACCTGCCTGAGATAACTTTTGGCTATCTAGTTGCGAGTTTATATATTTTACAAGTTCCTTTTTTACAGCTTCGGTAACTGTCTTCTTAGAATTAACTAATTCTTTTAATCTTTGACGTTCTTTTATGATAGCTTGTCTTTCAGATACGATAACATCTATTTGGTTTACATCGGCAATTTCACTTTTTGTCGGTTTCGGGGCCTTTCCTTTTACAATTTCAATTCCTGATAATAATTCAGCACTTGCTAAATCTGTAAACTTTTCAAGTGTAATTTCTGATAATTGTTTTCCAGAAATATTTCTTAACCCTAATCCTTGTGCAATTTTTGAGAATAAATTTTTGAACCAGGTAGAGAATTTAGATTTTTTAGCTTCATTTAAAATCTTAACACCTTTTTCACCAATAGCTTGTGCTAATGCTTCTTCAAGTTTTTGTTCTTCGGTAAGATTATCATACAAAGAGTTGTTTTTAATATCATTATGATATTCACTATTTTCAATTAAGTTTAACCCTTTTTGATAAACATCAGGATTGATTTCTTTGATATAATAGCTCCATAAATGCCCAAACTCATGTATAGGCGTGTCTATTTTTACTTTAGCTCTGTTTAGGTAAACAATGTTATTGTAAATAAACCCATTTGGTGTTTGAGTAACTGCTTCTCCAGATTTAATTTCTGAAAGTATTTTTTGTGCTTGTGCATCCGATAATATTCTAACATCATCAGCTAATCCAGTTTTCTTTAATCTATTTACTAGTCCACCTAATTCTGCTCCTGCAATTTTTGTTTGCTTACTTTCTAGTTGAAAAGGAACTTCATCAGTAGTATCTTCTGTTGTTTCTTCCGTTGTTTCTTCCGTAACTTCTCCTTGTTTTTCTACTACTTTATTTAATATTTTATCTGTAGCTTCTAATCCGGTTAATTCTTTGAACTTGTTCTTTAAATCTGCTATTTCGGGAATTGATTCATATAAGCTTTCGTTGTATTGTGCAATACTTGGGTTGTTTTCTAAGAAATCTAAAACCTCTTGAAATGAAACTTCTGCTCCTAATTCACTTTGCGCTAATTCCCTTGCTTTATCAATACTGATAGGGTTCTTTTGCTTATTAGCTTTATTTGTGTAATATCTACCTAAATCGGTTACTTCTTTCTTAGCATCTTTATTTAAAGCGTATGACTTTAACACATTGGCAATAGCATCGTCTTTTGTCGTTTCTAATTGCTGTATTCTTTCAGTAGATGCGTTTTGTACGCGTACAATTTCTTGAGCAATTTCCAATGGATTGTTACTTTCATTAGCGATAACCTGAGATTGTTGAGTATCTGACAAACTACCTTTTCCTTCAAAACTAGCTGTTGGTCCTTTTGAAAAATCTGTATTATTAATGTACTCACTAACTATTTTTGCCCTTTCACTTGTTGAAATTTTAGGCTCACCAAGTTTAGCTTTTATCTGTAATTCTCCATTAACAATAGAAACATCATAGTTGTTTGATTTTGTTTCTACTGTAATTTCCGGTTTAAATTCAGTTGTTCTTTTAACAGGCGTTGGGGTGGCCGGAACGACCACCTCTGTAGCTACCTCAGTTGGGGCTTCTGCCAACGCAATATCAATACCTGAAAAAGCATCATCAGTTTTAGGTTTTCTTATCATGTTACCTGTATCTTCTGTGAATCTAGGACCTTTTTCAAAACCTTTAGATTCGTAAAGTTTTACAAGTTTATTGAAATCTGTTGTAGCGTCCATTGGAGCTGCTACCAACTCAATAGTTTTTCCTTGTTCGTCTGCTCTTTCGGTTAAAGAATCTAGTACTTTACTGGCTTTTCCTTGACCTCTTGATTTTGTTGGAACATAAATTGTTTCTAAAAATATGTTTCCATTGTCGGTTTCACCGATCATTGCACTAGCGTCTTCAACAATTACCTTTATTGATTTTGGTACAAAAGCAGAAACATCTTTTAATACACCTAAGCCTTCAACAAAATCCATTGTGCTTTTAGAAACATCGTTTTTAGGTTTTTCTACTTTTATACCTGCATCCTCTGTTTCTTGTTTATTTAAAAGCTCTGCTGCTTTAAAAGCTATTTCGGTGTCAGATATTTTAAACTCTTTTGCTCCTGAATCTTGTTTTTCTTTTGTAAGTATTTTAGAAGCTTCTTCTTTTAATGCAACTCCATTATCAGGTAATACCTCTAATTGTTCCTGAGGACTTGATAACATTTTATCTTTACTATCGCTTAATTGTTTTATCTCTGCTCCTAAAGCATCTTTAACTTCTTTTGGATTATCTTTTTCTAATGCTTTTTGAAGTTCTATTAATTGTTGGTTAATACCTGTAACTTCTTTTAATTGACTTGAATCTAAATTTTGAATAGCATCTACCGATTGGTTTATGGTATTTTCGTTTTTATTTATTAAGTCAGTTATTTTTTTCTGATAAGTTAATTTTATAGCATCGCTTAAATCACCTTTGGCTATTACTTTTTGATACTCGTTTATTTGTCTTGTAGTTTTTTCTACTTGCTGTCTGTTGGCATATTTACTATACGAACCTAAAGCCATGTTAGGTATAGTTCCTGCAACGTGCATACCTTTACCCATTACAAAACCACCTACGTATGATTCTAAGAACTGGCTTGACCTTTTTTCGTCTAATTGAGCATTATCAGCTAATAACTGAAAGAACTCGGTATAAACTTCCGATAAACCTTCTTTGTTCGCTGTAGATACTCCTTTTATAGTTCCTTTAATTTGATTTTTAAACCCTTCTCTGAAAGATGTTTTAGCTGCTCCAGATTTATTTACCGTGTTTAGTAACCTACGGTAATCATTCATGATACCTAAAGTTATTCTTTCTCCAATAAATTCTCCACCGGCATATAATAACCCATTACCGATTATTTCTTGCTGAGTATAATCTTTTTTACCCTCTTTTACTTCTTTTAATAATTGCCCTGTTCTTTCCCCTCCAGAAGATGCTGCAACGGTATATAATCCTGCTCCACCTGTTGCGTATATTGTTGCTAAAATTGGCACTTGGTCTGTAAATAAATCAGCAACATAGGTTCCAAAATCTTTAACACCTTTTACGTCAGCAAAACTTTTACTAATACCTTTACCTGCTTCAAACTTTTCTTTTGTTTCTGCAATGTTAATTTGCCAAGCGTTAAAAATATCTTGGGCTTTTTGTAATTTCTCATCACCAACGGCTAATCTTACTCTTGGAACTTCTTTTGCTATTGTAACAAGTGTATTACCGGTAAAAGAAACGGCATTTTCTACTAAAAATTGGAATCCTCTATCAATAGCTTTTACTCTATTTGTATAAAAACTATAATCTCTTTTAGCTAAGTCCAATTCATCATTAAACTGCATTAAATCATCGCTATTATCTAGCATTGTTTTTCTGTTCGCTTCGTATTGCTCGCCTAATGAATTAATAACACCTTCCTGCTGTTTTCTTTTGGTTAATAGTTCGTTATAATTTTGTGTATCTTCTTGAGTAAGTTGATTTCTAGGTTTAGATGTTATTTTAGACATTTCAGCATCATAAGCTCTTAATTTACTTACTTCGCTTGGTAAAGCTGTTTTAACAATATTATCGTTAAAATTCTCTGCGGTTTTTACAGATTCAGATAGTTTTTCATTTCTTTTTACTAAATAAGATTCAAACAACAACCTTTCATCATTATCTAAACCACTCATAAAGTCCGCTTGCTTTTGGCGAACCGCATTGGCTACAACTGAATTTCTGTCGTTTATATTAATGTTTTTAATATTTCTTTCACTATCGAAATTTAACGCAATTTTTGCTTTTTCTAAAAAAGTAAAATCGCCTCTACGTTTCCTATCTATTTCTTTATCTATAGAACCTATTTCTTGATTAGATAAAACACCTGATTCTTTAAACTTATTAGTTAAGTCAATCATTCTTTGAGGATTGTATTGTTCTTTTAACTTCTCAAATTCAGCTATTTTTTTCTTAGTAGGATCGGTTATTATCTTCTCGAAATTTTTATACTGTTCTTCAGATATTTCACCTTTATCTTTTAATTGCTTAAATGCGTTAAGACTTTCTTCTTTTTGAGCAAAGTTTATCTGTGGTTGTAATTCTGATACATCAACATCTACTTCTGCTGCTGATACTTTACCTTCAAAACCGGGCAAACCTGATCTTTCAGCTAAAGGTTGTTCTTCCTTTTCGAATTTAAAAGGTTCTTTTATAGTTCCTAGAGGTTCTTGTTGCATTGACTCTCTTTGAACTTTAATTTGTTCATCAGTATATCCAGTATCTCTTAAAGCTTGAATAATATCTTCTGGTGTAGGCCCATTAGTCGGAATCGACTGATCTCCAACCGAAGTAGAAGTGGTAACATCTTTTTCCCCATCCAATTGTAAATCTGGTGACGTAACTTCTTCGTCTTTTTTTTTTACGGCATATCTTGATTTAAAGTCTTCACCATATAGCTTTATATCTTCATCACCAAAATCTTGATCTATTAAAGTAGATATTTCGGTGTCAAGTTTTTTATCATATTCTTCTTGACTTAAATATGTTGGTTGAGTTTGTTGTTTTCCCATTATTGATCTCCTTTAATAGCTGCTCTCATTCTAGCGATTCTAGCTTCTTTAGTTTCCTGAGTTGTTGTTCTTGTTGTTGGTTGTTCTGGCTGTACTATTTCTCTAGTTGTTTCAACTTTAGGTGCTACTTCAGCTCTTGCTTTTGCCATAGTATTAACAAGCTGCTTTAAGTTTTTATGCTTTTTACCATTGTCTTTTTCTATAATTGTAGCAAACTTATTTAACTCGTTTTTATTAGTAATTACTTCATCTACTATTTCTTCATCGAATTTACCTGTAAGATCGCCTTCTGAATCTCTTATTGGTGTTTTAACTACTTTTTTAGCTAAACCTACAACATCACCATTAGATTCAATAACTAAATTAGTTAATGTACTTTCAGTTTCTTTATCTCCTTTAACATCTTTTAAGCTTACACCGTTGTTTCCTACGATATAAATTTCTGAATCTGGGCTTATAGCTGTTGTTGGGTATTCTGCCTGTAGACCCTTTAAAATATCTCCTTTTTCATTTGTAGCTACTGTAATTATATTTGCAGTATCTTTTCTGTTGGATTTTCTAATAGCTAATCTTTTCTTTTTAGCCTCAAGTTGTTTATTGATTAAAGCTGCTTTTTTATTAGCATCATCTAAAGTAGTGTCTTTAGTTACTTCTTGTATTCTTGGTAATACATTTTGATTGTAATATGATTCTGCAATAATATTTGCTTCTAAATCTGAAAGCTGTGAAAAAGGTTTTTGCTGATAAGAATCAACACCTAACTCTTTCATGTATTTACCGTACCAACTTATTGCTTCTGTTGGGTCTTGAGCGAATAAGTTTTTAACTAATCGAGTTCCTTTTACTTTTGTGTCAGAATCAATTAATTTTTGACCGTCTGCTGTATCTAATAATGTTTTTGCGATTAAAGGCCCATTTGTTTGAAATTGTGGTGCTTTATTATAAGAAGCGTTTAAGTATTCATTACTTAACAAAGCTCCTGAAGGCACTTTTTTCACTTCATTAGAAGTTGGGTCATACATATCCATACTCCAATCATCGTTAACCTTGTACATTCCTTTACTGGTTGCATTACCAAAATCTTCAATAGGCTTATCTATGTATTCATTATAATTTCCTTCTGCTTTTTGTTTTGCTAATGCTACTGCTTTTTCACCATAAACTTTATTAGCTTTGGTTATGTTGTCAATTTTATTTTTTATATTTTGTAGTTTAAGCCTTGCATCTACATCACCTCTTGATGCTTTTTTTGCCAACTCAGCATATTCGCTTTTATGCTTCTCAAAATTACCTATAATCTGTGAATTTAAAAATCCTTGGTTTTCTTCTGGAGTTAATCCAGAATACAATTTAAAAGCTTCTGCTTTTTGTTTCCCTAAAGCTTCTGCTTCTTTAGCTTTTCTTGCTTTATCCGCTGCATCTTTAGCATCATCATATTTTTTCCAATACCTAATATGCTCTTCTATTATAGCTCCAGTTTGAATAGGCTTAATAGGTTGTAGTTGTTTGTATGCTGCTGCTGCTCCGTTTGCCATAATATATTAAAATGTGTTTTGTAATAAAGGATTTATTCCTGGAATTGTAGGTAGTCCTGTTCCAACATTCTGAAATCCTGCGGGTGTTAAGTTAGAAGCAGGTTGTATATAATCTGTACTAAGCCCTGCTGAGGTTAAACTTGATGCTGTCGTTGCTGCAGGTCTTGGCACACCTGTTTGAGCAGGAGTGCCTAAAGCACTACCTAAAGCTAAAGTGTTAGAAACAACTCCTGTAGCACCTGTTATTAAGTCTTGTCTAGCTACATTTAATCTCTGTCCTAATCCGGCAAGTATTTCACGTTCTCTTTGTTCTTGAAGGTCTTGTATTTTATCTTCACCTCTAGCGATAAGTTCGTCTCTACGTTGTGATTGTTTTGTTAAATCTGCTGAAATTCTATCTTGTATGATAGCACTTGACTCTGTAAGTCTTGGTACCGCTGCTGCAACACCTCTTGATCCAGTTCTTTGCACTGCATCTATACTTGATGCTACGTTAGAAATATTAGCTGCTGTTTGTTGATCCGCTGCTGTAGTGTCAATAGCTAAATCAGCATAAGGATTTCTTAAATCTTGTGGTTTAAAAGCATCAATAGCATCTTGCGCTTTGTTACCTTCTGCTATAGCACTACCTGTTTTGTATAAAGAAGTTCCTATTCCGATTACACTTGCTGTTACTACTGCCAAACTATATTGTTTTTAAGGAATTAATATTAAAAACAAATATATTACATTTGAGTTTAATTATTTAAGATTGTTAGTAATTAGACTATATTTGTAGGTATATGGAATACACTTTAAGACATTTAACTGAGGAAGATTATAAAATGTTAGCAGAATGGTGGAAGCTTTGGAGGTGGACTCCAGTACCAAGGGTTGCTTTACCTGATAATATGGAAGATGGTATTTTAATATCTGTAAATGGTGAACCTGCTTGTGCTGGTTTTTTATACAGTACTTCTGCTAGTAAGGTATTTATAATGGAATTTATAATAAGTAATCCAAAAATAAAGGATAAAGAAGCTAGAAAAAAAGTTGTTGACTACACTATTAAAAGCATTATTGAATTAGCAAAAAAAGCAGGTGCCGTAACTATCCTTTCATGGATTAAAAACGAACACCTGATTAATAAGTATTTAGATAATGGTTTTATTTATGGGGATAAAAACATGACTAATATGGTTTATAACTTTTAAAAATTTTCAGATTCTTCTTCAGTAGCGTATCCTAAAAAGTTGTGGTTTTTATCATATTTACAAATCCTACTCATTCCATCAGTTTTCATATATCCTTTTTCGAAAGAATTATCTTCTGTGTGTATTGAGTTGTATTTAGGTTTACTTTTTACTTTTTTTCTTCTTTTAATACTTCTTTTTGATTTTGCCATAATTTCTATTTTATTGATTTATTTTAAAACGACTTTTTATTTTGGTGTTGGCAAACATTACCTAATTTTGCAATATTTTGAATGCCTAAATATGCTGTAGGCAACCACAAAATAATAATAACCCCCGAAAAAATTTATTAAGAACATTTCTTTTGAGTCGAAAAAAGAAAAATCAAAAAACAAACCAATTGGCATTAAAACTAAGCACGCTATTATAAAAATCAATCCGACACCTAAAGTTCCACCTACTACGAATAAAAAACTAACTATCCACAAGTAAAAATCTAAAAATCTAATTAAATACTTAAACCTAATTTCACTTGGGTAATCGTAATCATCAGTCATAATTAACGGCAAGGCGTAAATAATAAGTAAAGCTATTACCCCGCAAAGAACCGTCACTATTAAATCTCCTGTTTGCATAATATTTTGAATTTAATTACTCACTTTTAAAATCGGCGGAGTTAAAACCTTAAAAATTAATTAATAATAAAAACGATTTGCCAACAATGTATGAATTGCATAGATTTTAATTGTTTCTTCTAAAGGGATTCTTCTTTTTTCAAATCTTAATTCTTTTGTCGGTATTTTTTTCATTATTTATCGGTATAAAAAGTTACTAACACCATTCTTTCTCCTTCTTCAATTACTTGAGGCCATTTACTGTGAAATTTTAATGCGTCATAAACAAGTAATCTATTTGGCTTACTGTAAACTTTATCTGTAGGCTCCCAGTTTTCTTTTATTTCGCTATGGTTTGAAATAAGGTCGTCAAAAATTTTAGGATCGTCAGCTTCTAATTTAGGCCCATATATTTTATGGTTATAGAATCTTGTTCCGTTTTGGGTAACACCTTCTGCCTTGTTAATGTATAGAACAGATGCCATTACTGTTTGTTTACCGTTAATTATTGAATCGCAATGAATCCTTAAATCTGTATCGAAATCTTTGTGTGCTTTTCTAATAAAAGAAAGTGATATTTCAAGTCCTTGTTGTTTTAGTTGAGGTAGTAGTTCTTTTGGAGTTGGAAGCACTAGAAATTCTTTTTCTCCTGTATCGTGTATTTTAAAGTCATTACTATAGCAATAGTCTTGTAGTTTTTTAAAGTCTTGTTCTGGAAGGAAGTTGTCTGTTACGTATATCATAATTTATTGTTGTTTTAAATATTTTACTTTTGTAATTATTCCTGCGTCCATTTCTTCGAAAGAAAATCCACTAATACCTAGAGAATGAACTTCTTTAAAGTACATTTTAAGGATGTGGTACTTATGACTATCTGGGCATCTATCTATGTAATCCCATGAAAATAATGTACTAGACCTTATAGTCTGATAAGCTCTATAACTGTAACCATCTTTACCGTCTGGTATATAATCCAAATTTTTAGATTCTCCCCATTTAATAAAACTAGCTCTTAATTCATCAGTCAACAAACTAGTTGGTTTTGTATCTCTCATAATTTATTGTTGTTTTAATCTTTCAGTAATATATAAATATCACTGCTATTGCTAGATGCTACGGCAACGTGACTATCTATATATCCTTTTAATAGTTTTCCGTTTTCATCGAACACCGCACCTGTATCAAATTCTCCATAAGCTTGCTTAGTAAATCTCTCGTCACAAGTATCAGTATCTTCATATTCAACAACTGTGTGGTTTTTAATTTGTTTAGTCCTAGATGCTTTCATGCCCATCCATCCCATAAACTTTTCGAATGTTTCTTTATCTGTTTTAACTTTTGTTGTTTCAACCATTCCGCAAATCTCTCGTATTTCTTTCCCTAAGTAATTTGCCGTACCTAAATCAGTTTTTTGTTCAATAAATTTTTTTAGTTCTTTAATTTTTTGCTCTAATTTTTCTTCCATCATAATTCTATTGTTGTTTAATTTTTTTAGCAAAGTAAATCTGTCCTTTACTTTTTACAGCTCTTTCAACGGTGGTTTTTCCTATTGAATATTTTTTAGCTAACTCCCTATATGAAGTGTTACCAATTAGGTAATCTCTGTATATTTTTATTGATAATTTCTTTGTTAAAACTATTCTCTTCATATTGCCTTTTTTACCTTTAAGAACTAAGTCATTATATGACTGAGTTTTTATAACATTGTATGAATGCTTAGTGTTATAACTATAGCTACACCACTCTAAATTAGAAACATGATTATTTAATTTATTCCCGTCTTTATGATTAACACAAGTAAAGTTTAATGGATTCTTTATTAAAAGAATAGCTATTACTCTATGTAGTAGAACAGGTCTATCGATTAAATGCATATATATATATCCTTTATTCCCAACATACGTTTTAGGTTTCCAATAACCATTCTTTTTAAAAAAATCACGTGTTTTTTTTCTAGATTTTAAATGTGGGTTATCCAGTCTTATAATAGAATCGTTGTTGTTTACTTTTAAAAAAGGAATACACTTAATAATATTATTATCTTTAGGATGCATTGTAATTTAATTTTATTTTATGAGTGAAATAAACAGTTCCTTTAGAAGTAATTTTTGTTGTTTTACTAGTGAAAGTTTCTTCGCCACTACCTATAGAACGAGTGATAACTTCAAACAAACCTTGATCTACGTAGTTTTGATATGGTTCGTTTGATTTATTTATGTATTTATTATCCCTAAACCATTCAAATAATTTGTTTTGACCTATTTTAAATTTGCCATCACATAAATCTTTTGCAAATTGTCTTATTAGAATAGAATTAGTACTTCCCATTACTGTATTAGCAAAAACAACTTTGGGTTCGTTTACTTTTATTGTTTCTTCTGCTTTATTTAATTTAAGTGTTTTATGCTCTAATTCTTCTGCTTGTTTAACTGCTAATTTTAGAGCTTCTACGAAAGTTGTTGGTAGTTTATGTTTATTTAATTGTTTTTCACAATTTATAAAATATCTTCTTGCTTGTTTACCTTTTTCATTTCCTTCAACCATTGCTATTTCTTTAGCGCAATCAATTGATAATGCGTATTCGTGCTTTTTAGTATTACCCTCCATAACTTTATGGAACGTATAATCTTCTCCTTCTATAAAGTCATATTTATAAATTCTAGCTTTAAGCCAGGTGGTAAAATCTTGTTTACTTTCTAAAAAAGTATGCAATTCTCTTGCGTTTACTGCTTTTCCTTTTTCTGAATCTGTGATGTTGATTAATTGCTTCATAATGTTATTTAATACAAGAAACCTTATAAATCCAGTAGGCTCTCACCACTACTTTCATTATAAGGTTTTTGTTAAATATCTTTAAGTTACTTTATTGTGAGAGCGTAACTACATGACAAATATATAAAAAATTATGTATTAAAAAGGACAATCTTTATTATTAGCTCCATTAATAACATAATCGTAGTTTATAATTTCTGTTAATTATTGTAACTGTTTAATTGTTTTTTTATCTTTTACTATTCTATAACCTTTATGGCTATTTATTTTTATAGAGTTTAGCTTCTTTAATGGGTAGCTTCTTTTATGAACAATAATAGGTAGCCTGTATAATTCTTTCTTATTCCATCCGTAAAGAAAATTTTTATATTCAAATCCGTACTTAAACTTTATTACCATAATGTTAAAATTACCACCTTAGGTGGGTTTATCAGATAGTTGTGGCAATGCTGCTTATTTTAGGTTTTGCCTAAATGGTCGTTTACATTTTGGACAGGAAATGCCTAAATATAAACCTTCGCTTACTGGCTCGCAACACTGTTCGCTTCGCCCTACAACACTATGTATAGTGCATTGCTCGGTTTCTTCTTTTTTAATTAAGTCTATTTTACTTTGTATTTTATCTACAAGTTTATTATTAGATTCAATCCTATCGCTTATTTCTTTGTCTGTAAAACTCATTCTTTATTTATTTAAGTCAGTTATTAATTCAGCAACGCACCATACATTACATCGTTGTACGCAATAAAAATTACTTACGTATCAGTATATTAACAGGCTCTTTGCCTTTTTCTAATAATTGTTTATCTACATATAAAGCCGCTTCACGCTCAGTATCTTTCATCTTGCCTTTTCCAGCCCAAAAATAATTGCCGTGCTGATCCATTACTTTGTAAACGTATTTATATTTTTTGCTTTTCTCTATTTTTTTATATTTAATACCCATAGGTCGTAATTTTAAAAGCGTACAACATTGTATAAAATTAATACGCTTGTGATGGTTAGTACTTTAATTTAAACATTTGTGCAAAGCGTACTAACCTTATACTTTGCCGTTAGGCAAATGTAAAAAAAAACACCTCTTAATGGTAAGAGGTGTTATATTATTAATTTATGTTGATTTTATTATGTATTGACATTCCTTATTGCTTCTGTTTTTACAGCTCGTATCTCTACTTTTTCTGTTTCATCTGATATAAGCTCTACTTCCATGATATTTCCTTTTATACTGGCTCCATCAATGTTTTGATTTTTCGCGTACATTAAAAATGTAGAAGCATGGGCTACGCTGTCTTTTAAAGTAATTACAGTTCCTTGTATATCGGTTATTTCATTTGCTATAAAAGTTATGTCTTTGCTTATTATTTTATCCCCAACACACATTCCGTCAGGAATAAAGTTTGTATTTATTACACCTGCTGTTACCGGGTATGATCCTAATCCAAAAACACTATTGTTGTAAATATCATCATTGGTGTTACCCATTATTTCAGAAAACCAAAATTCATTTTGCTTATCAAAAGAATCTTTAGGTATTTCTCTTGCTGTTGATAGTGTTTTTAATTTAGCAAGCCAAGGGTGAGTTGAATAAATACCTAAAGCGTTAAATATTTTACCTGATCCAAAACTATGATTAACAGAAAACTTTAATTTACTTTCGTATTGAACTCCATAAAAATTATTTCTAGTTTCATTTGCGCTGTGTTGGTACATTACACCGTTTTTCCATGAGTAAAATTCGTTATTGGCAGATAACATAAAGTCTGGCTCAAAAGTTTGGTATTCTGGAAATCCTCTCCCTTTTTCTACAAATACTAAGCATCCGTTTTCTGAAGGAAGATGTAATTTGTATTCATTGTTTTTTGGATCATGGCCCCCTACAAGGAAGTTTGTTTTGTTTTTAACCATTAGGTCTGAAAACTCATGTTCCATTCCGTATGTGTTTATTTCTGTAACTCCATCTATTGATAATCTTACTAAATTACCTCTTGGTTTATCTGTAAAGTAGTTTCTACTTCCTACAGGCACAAAACTTTCAGGGTTTAATCCGATTCCTATTTTTCCGTGTGCGTATGGTCTATAACTTTTTTTATCAAGTACGTTTGTTGATATACCTATTACGCTTCCTCCTTCTGTATCGTAAATTACATTTTTATTGTAAGGTAACAATCCTACTCCTTCTTCTTGCAAGACCATTAGGTTTCCATTGCTGTTATGTGTTTTCTGAATACTTCCGTTTTCTTTATCTAATCTGATCCAGTTTAAAAGAGAGGCGTTAAATGCACTTAATCCATTAAAGTTAGAATCACTATTATAAACATCACTCCAAGTAACATCTTCTTCTCGGTGTACCTGCTTGTATTCTTCTTTAATTCTTGAAGTTACCCTAACTCCTTCGTCTAAACCTTTTTTATTAAATTCATCATAAACCTTATAGCTTTCTACACCATTTCCAAAACTCCATGCGTTAAACCAATCTAGTTTTATTCTTGCGTCCAGTATATCTGTTTGATTTACGTCTGTTGGGGTATTTACTGTGTCGGCTTGATGCATTCCGTTTTTAATCTCGTAAGTCCTACCTATTTCATAAAATATTTCTGGCAAAGAATCATTTGGCTCTGTTTCGAATATTATCAAATTTGTCATTTGACGAACCTCTAAAAAAGTTTTTACTTTAGCTGTTTTATCAAAATTAGAGTTTTCATAACCAATACCTCTAATAATTAGATTCATTGTACCTGTTCCATCCGTAGTAATATTTATTTGTGTCTTCTTGCTTTTACCATAAGGAGCTACATTACCCCTTCTAAAGTAAACTCTATTACTATCCATACCTAATGTAGCTATAATATCATCCCCTATAAACCATTCTTCTAAATTCTCGTAATTAGAAGATGAGATATATACTTTTTCTATGTATTTTTTTTCGTCACCATATTCATCATAAATAATTTTAATTACGGCTCCACTAGATATAAAATCTTCATCTGGGCCTTTAAATATTGCAAATATTCTAGAATCTTCATTATTTCCGAATTTATTAGTAGTATTCGATTTAGCTCCAATAATCCATTTATCAGTAGGAACGTGTCCTGTTGCTGAATTAAATGTTATTTCAACTCCATCGTTTAATAATTGTGGATTTCCTGCTGTAATTAACACATCTAATTGCTCGTATGTAGAACCATTGTTTTTACTCCATTTAAAAGTGTCTTCAGCACCACCAACCATGTTTGTAGTTGAGGTAGTAATTGTAGTGTTTGTTGCTGCTATTACAAATCCATTACTAGCTGACCCCTTAACATCAGCTGTAACCGTAACTACATTACCTGCAGCTGTAGCTGTATAGTTTGGTACTGATAAATGAGCTGTTATATTTGCAGCTAAATTATTAGCTGTTGTTGGTAAATCTGTGTCAAAAATTACTGTTGAGCTAGTTATTGTTATACCGTTAGATGTAATTTCATCTATAGAACCTGAACTTCCTGAGTCTAATGTAATTGTACCTGTTGCACTTTTTTGAATATTATCTATCTCGACTAAATATCTTTCATCGTCTATTCCGTTATATGTACCTGAAGATGTTAAGTCGTTTAGTCCTGAAGATCCATAATAAACAGGTTTTTGAACAACATTAGGGTTATCTCCTATAACATTGTTTCCTCCGCTATTATTATCATATCCGCTAAAATCATATATTTTTATATCATCTTCATATATTCTAAAGTTTTCTGGTTTTATTTTAATATAAACTCCAGGTATTTGCTTTAGAGAGTTTGTTTCTGTTTCTTCTAAAAAGTTTTTTTCTTGTACTGTTATTTCTAAAACTTTAACTTTAACTAAGTTTTCTAACAGCTCTCTTGTGTCAGATTTAACAAATAATAAATCTCCTTCCTTTACTTTATCTATGTCTGATTGCTCTATCTTCATCCATCTAAATACACCGTCACTATAAAATGTTGTTGGAAGAATTTGATCGTAATCTTTAGCGTTTTGTCTAATAAAAAATTGAAAGTAACTTGCCCAAAAAGGAGGTTTGTTTTTTATAACAACATCTATAGTGTTGCTTTTAGAGCTAAGATTGTTTTTTACAAAAACTGTATTTGTCTTACTGCTTAAAGCTGTAGTTTCTCTAAACCATTTGTCTTTATAAACGACAACAACTTCGTAACCTCTTATTGATTTTATCGTTCTTTTTGGGTGTAAGTTGAGTACATCTTCACTTTTTAATTCAAGTGAATAATCAATTTCAATTTTATTTTTATTAGCGTCTTCTATATTGTAGTCTTCTAGATAATTAGATAATATTAATCTACCATCAATTAAAGATTGACTTTTATTTGTTAAAGGTATTCTGCTGAAGTTATTTCTTAAAACTTCTTTAGGTAAGGGTCTAATTGATTTTAAATTATCAAAAACAAATTCTTTTGTTTGGTTATCTCCCCAACCCAGTTGCTTCTTATTGAAATCATCTATTATGTAAGCTTGCAAGGTATCACTTTGCTTAAATATTAACTGTATTTCAGTAACTAATTTACTTCCTGTGTTAAATTCTAAAACAACTTGATTAAACTTGTTAACCATTGCTTTATTGGATTGAGTAGAAAAGTCGTAATTAAATTGTTCTGGCTCGAAAGCGAAATTACTAAAAGGAGCAGGTGAACTATATTCACCATCTAAATATCTGTAAATGTAAGAAAAAGCAAACATTTTTTCTTTAATGTTATTTTCTTCCTCATAAATAGTTGTAGATTCTCTTAATGTCGTTTTTAATTTCTGAGCAGGTGGCTTAACCATTAAAGAAATTTCCTCTTCTGTAAAGTTGTTTTTACCGTATGCTTTTGCTCTTTCTATATTGACTCTTCTTGGGTTATTACCCCATTCACTAAATATTAATAAACCGTTTATTTCATCTACTCCAGTTATATATCCTGATTTAATAAGTTTCAATACACTCTGATCATCGTGTAGAACGTCTGTAGTTTGATTATTGGTTATATCATACTCTACAATTTTACTAATAACTCCATCTGTAGAAGCTAAGAAGTAAAATATGCAATCAGTATTTTTATCAAAAATTGCTGATATACATTTAAAATCAGAACTTCCTTCAGTAGAATCACTTACTTGTAAAGTACCTTTGATGTTGTTTCCGATACCATCGTTACCGTTATTATTAGTGAATCTTATGTTTTCTGCATGAATATAGGTGTCTTGGGGCATTAAAGATGGATCAATATCTTTATTCATTGCTCCTTTTGTAAATGTGTTTAATAACTTAGGCATTATCTATATTTTAATGAAACTGATTCTAATATTTGATTAATAGTTATTTTATTCCCTAATAATCTTTTACTTCTTTTCTTTTCTAATTTATAGTAGTTCCAGAAAAAATCTATTCTTGATTGAGAAGCGTTTTTATTTCCTTGAATTAAATTCCACTTAATCCAGTACGTTAATGTTAGCTCTAAGTCGCTATGTACTAAAATATCACAATCATTTAAGGTGTCTAATCCGGAAGACCTAAATTCAATAACAACTTCTTTGTCGTATAAATTATCAGAAAATATAAATTGCTGTGATACATCATGTCCTTTAACCCAATACTCAGGGTCCTCAATCAATGTTTTATCGTCACAACAACATTCTAATTTATGTACACATTCTCCGTAATTGTAATTTTTACTTTTTCCTTCTAAAATATCTCCATTATTATCATACAATAATTCGTACTCATGGTCTTGAAGGTAATCTCTTGTTAGAGGGTCATTTTTTATATTTATAGGTATTAGCTTACCACAATCATTTACCATTGAAACCCTGTGCCAATTCATCATGAATCTAGGGTATGGAAATGTTTTACTTGGGCCAACTTGAAAACTTACTGCTCTTGGTTTTGGTTTTATGTCAACTTCTAATCTTTTTATACCTTGTTTACCAAAAATAGAAGCTGAATGTCTGTTTACCTTTTTAAAATAACTGTCCTGTCCTGACGTTAACTCTATATTGTCAATTATGTTCTGTAAAGTAACAAATTGATGCTCTCCCCAGAACTCTTTATTATCGTGGTATTCTTTGTCTGTAGTTGATAACATCTTATCTATTATTTTCTATTTGTAAATCTTGTTGCTGATCTTGATTAGCTGATTGTATAACTGTAGTATCTCTAATAGTTAATCCTGCTTTTTCTAATATTAGGTTTGCTAATTCATCAAATAACATTTCAGGAATATCTACATCTTGAAAATCTGATTTTCCAGGATCAAACATCGGTTTACCATTTACTTCTTCATAAGTCCATCTAGCTATTTTTGGTAGCCTTAAATAATACACATCTAAAGTAGTTATTGTAGTAGGTAGCACTAATAGTTTATCGCCTAATTTAGTGCATTTAGCCTCACATTCACTAGGCACAATGTAGTTATTTCTTTTTATTAGATTAAAATCGTTTAAATCAATTTTATCTACTTTGTTTCCTGAAGTTGTATATACGTCCTGAATTAGCTGTATGTCTTTATCTAAAGCGAAACTACCATTCAATAAAGGTAATTGTTTAGTACTTAAAAAGTGTTCTAATAATTGCTGAGTGTGCTTTGAAAAATCTGCTAAGTTTTTACCGTCAAGCATCCAGTTAGACTTTCTAGTGTTTGATTTAACATCTGAAAGTAACTTATTGTAAATAGAAATTAAAGAAGTGTTTAAATAAGAATTAAAGTAACGAGGTTTTAAAAACTCCATTTGTTCTTTATTCAAACTATCTTGGATAAATTGAAAAAGTCTATCAATCATAATGTTATATTTATACAAATATAAATAAAGACTGTGTTTAATTAGGTATTATTAGTAATAACAAAAGCACCCTATTGGGTGCTTTTGCTCGAATTAAATTACCATTACCTCCATTTCGTCTAAAAAAACGGATTCTTTACAGCTTACCTTCTAACTTTTTAGTTAGGGAAGCGTAAACTTTTCGACCTTGCTCGTCAGTTTTTAACCAAGTAGAAAACTCGTTAACAACGTCTTTGGTTTGTGAAGCAGAATAAATAATTTCTTCTGAATCAGGCCACGCTATACTTTTACCATTATGGATGCTAATAATATTCTCATCTAAAGCAATAGTTGTTAATAATCTTTCTTGTTTGCTTTTATCTTTAGAAAAAGCAATTACTTTATCTCTTATCTCTGAATTATTTGTAGCTAATACTCTAAGTTTCTTTTTAAGAACAGAAGTTCTTGTACTTAGTTCGTGTACACCGATTACATCAATAGCTAAAGTTTTTAATTCTGATGCGCTAGAATCCATAACTACAGATATTGCTGCATCTAATAATTCAAAAGCTTCTATTTCGAAATCTTCTTCTTTTTCTATATCTACTTCTCTAAAAAGCTTACCGCCATTTGCAGTATTATCTTCGTGCATCCTCATAGCTTCTAACTTTGATGTTTCATCGTTATCAACTATCATTTGGCTTTTTCGGATATATAATGCTGTTGGCATTGGTTTATCTTCAAACTCTTTTTGCTCTTTTACAGAAATAGTGTCCATAATCTCATTGTATTGAGATAATGTTCTTGAAATAACTTTTCCTTTATCTTTTCCTGACTTGTGCCTTTTAACAACCATAAATGGCTGTTTTACAATCATAGCATTATGAGGTTTAATTGACTTAAATAAAGTATATGTTTTTTCCATTATTTTCTAATATAATATATTTTTCTTTAGCAAATATAGACTTTTTTTTAAAACAAGAATGGCATCACCTTTCGGTAATGCCATTCTAAATAGAAATAATGGTGTATCATTAAATCTTTACAGCGTTGCAATGATAGTAAAATTAGTAGTAATGCGTAGATTTATTGGTAATGTAAGAATAAAAAAAAAGTTTTACACTTTGTTAATAAAAAAACCCTATCAATTAATGATAGGGTTTTTTTATGAATATAATTTGAAGTGCTTAATGTTACTTAATTAAAGTAATAGCTTCAGGAACTACACAAGCAATACCAACTGTAGTAGATTTAGTTATTTTAGAGTATTCACAATCTCCATCACCGTTGTAACCACCACTTAAAAATGTTCTCATCATTCCTGCAGGAGCATTTGGGTTTGTTAAACTATCATCTAAGTACACTTTAAAAATGTAAGGTACTTGCATTGTTCTACCTTCGATAACAGTTTCTACTGTTCCCATTGGCATTATGATTCCCTTTGGCATTTGGTCTTTAATACGTTTTTTACCGAATGGGCTATTACCTGTAGTTAAACTCCATTTAGAGAAGTAGATTGTATATCCGTCTTTATTTAATGCAGTAAATCCAAATTGAGAATAGTTATTTAATTTATTATCTAAAATAACATGTAATTCAACTCCTTTAGCTTTAGCAATTTCACCTGCTATAACCTCTAAGTGTCTGTATTGAATAGTATCAACGTGTGCAATAAATTCTTTGTTAGAGTAACCTAATCCATCCCAGTAAGTAGTAATTGCTTCTAAAGCAGCTACAGTATCAATATAACCAGTATGTAATAAACCGTTTTCTTCTAAGTTATCGAATAAACCTTGAGTACCGTGTTTACCTGCAGCTAAAGCAGCACTACCTGTTTTAGATTCGATATCTAACATTAATGTTTTGGCAATTTTCTTATTTAATCGCTTCATTAATGTTACGGTATTATCATCGTACCATTTTACTTCATCTTTATATTGAAAAGCAAATCTTTTTCCTGCAGAAGCTTTAATTGCATCTTTCATTACAACTAAGTTTAAAACTCTTGACTTGCGTTTTCTTAGCTCCATTAATCCTTCTGGACCACATGAACCTCTGTCATGATCTGAACCTAGAACATCTATAGAAAGATTTGATGTTTTTATAGTCCATGCAGAACCATTTCTTGTTTTTGCGGTGAATGTATTCGCTGATTTATTGACTGCGGTTATAACACCAATTTCTCTTTTAACATCATCAACTACCATTATGGTATCGTTAACACGAAAGAAAAAACTATCTTCTCCTGTTGCGTGTCCTTGTACTTTAGTCCAGTCAATAGTAAACACCTCTAATGCTCTTGCTACAGCTCCATCATCGTCAATAACGTAGTCAGGTGTTTCAGTTTCTATAAAGTTTACTGCTTTTGTTCTTACCGATACGTTCATTTGAAACATATCTAAAAATCCTAACCATGAATCTTTTACTAAATTTTCACAATCAGTAAAAACTTGGTCTAGCATTTCTTTTGGAAGGCCTTGTCTAGCTTGCATTTCTGTTGCTAATGTAATTGGATCGGTGTAATTGTCATTATTCAATACAACTGGTGCTGTATTGTTATGAGGGTTTGTGTTCTGATTAGCTGTTATTGCCATTTCTAAATTAAATTAAATTTATTATTTTATTGTCTTACGAATAGAGGTGTTCCCATTTTTGTAGAACCCTCTGATTTACTGTTTCCTAAAACAGTCATAGAACCGTTTGATTCTCCTGTTTTCTCTTGTTTTGGTTTTCCTAATGTTACGTTTCTCTTGTCTTTAGAGAAGTTTTCTATAAACATTGTGTGAGCTTCTGAAAGCATATTCGCGATTAATTCATCACGTACTTCCTGAATACCCCAAGCTGTATCTAAAGAACTTTTGTCAGAATTAAGAGTTCCGTCTTTGTTTTTCCAACGGTCAAAAAATGCTTCTTGAGTTTGGGTAGCGTTAACTATTAAGCTTTTTTGTTCCTCTGTTATAGGTAACTTAATATCTCCTAATCCCTCAATAGGTAAACTGATTTCATTTAGTTTTTCTAAAGATTTGTCTCTTTGCTCTCTCCAAGGTCTGTGAGCTGCCTCAATTTCTTCTGGAGTAGGAGGTTTTTGTTGAGTATTTTGATTCTCTTTTGGAATCTTGTACTCATTAGAAACTCCTTGCATGAATTTTAAAGCCTTGTTGTACTCTTTACTGTAATCAAGTTTTCTTTGTTTAAGCTCTCTTTCTGATAACTCGTCTTGTTCTTCTTCAGATACCGATAAAAGTTCTAATTGAGTATTAATATCTTCATCACTTGCTCCTGGATTCTGATATTTAATGTACTCTTTTAGTGTACTGTCTTTTGGTTGAGCAGCCCAATCTTTGTTAGCATTGTAGTAAGCTTCAATACCACCGCCTGTTTTTTCGTTGAATTTTTTAAATTCTTCTACTGCATCAGGTAGTTTTGTTTTTTTAGTAACCTCGTCTAAAGATGAAATATCAAGACCTTTTGTTTTTAGAAAGTTAATAACTGAATCATCTGTTACAGAATAAGTTTCCTTATTAGTTTCTGTTTTTGCTTCTTCGGTTTTAGTTTCTGTTTCGGTTTTGGTTCCTGTACGGTTTACTTTAAATGTTGGTTTTTTTTCTGTTGCATCAGTTTTTGTTTCGTCAGTTTTTGAATCTGCTTGTTCTTCTTCCTTTTTAGCTTCTGTAGATGTTTCTTCTGAGCTAGTTTCCTTACCCGGTTCATCTTCTTTAGCTTCGTCTGAAAAAAAAGTAGTTTCTGTTCCTGAATCAGAAGTTGTAACTATTTCTTTTGGCTGAGTTTCTTCGGTATTGCCAGTACCGAAAAACTGTGTAGTTACACCTCCATTTTGATCTGCTGCTGTTGACATTTAATTTCTTTTTATTATTTCTATATGCAATTATAGTATATATTAGAAAAACTTATAAAAGTATTGGTAATGTTAGGATTTATTTATAATTTTATTCTCGAAATAGAAGTTTATGGCTGAAAAAAGTACTGAAAGAAGGATTGTTGTGATTGGTGAAGTAGAAGATAAGAATATAGATTATTCTAAAAAGTATCGTTATGACGATATAAAAATAGACTCTTCAAAAATTGATTTATGCTATTTAATACTACATGTAGATTTATCTTCTAAAAAGAATAATATATCTCATAGTGACGTTTTGATGTTGCTTTATCTTTATGAATTAGGAATGTTTTCTACGATAATAGAATTGGAAAGTGGTGGTTTTAGTTTGAGTAAACTGTATAAGAAAGGGTTTCTGGAAGATGATTATTCTATGAACGGAAAGAAGCTAATAAGTCTTTCTGCTTCGGGTGTTCTTTTGGTTATAAATCTTTTAAAGTCTTTTACTGATAGCGATAAGTATGTTGGAGTAAATAGAAAGGCAATAATGGATGATGATAGTCGTGCTACAAGTGTAATCGATAGGTATCTTGAAAGCACAAAAAAACCCTATCCTTTTTAAAAAGATAGGGTTTGGTTAAAATATAAGTAATAAAATAATTATAGTTGGTGGTATTGATATGAATAAAAATGGAACAACATTGTAAAAATATTTATTGTTGTTTATTTTCATTTTGTAATTAATAGATTCTACTTGTTTGTAGTCTATTTTTTTAATAAATGTTCTTCTTATGAAAAACCATTTTTGATCGTTGTTTAATTCCTGCAGTCTTATTTTAGTTTTCTTTAAGTAGTAATTTGGTACGTAAAATATTATTACAATTAATGCTGTTATAGAGTATAGAATTGCGCTCTGTTTGTCTTTAATGGATAAATACCCACCTAAGCAAATTAAAGGGACTATAACTGGTGCTAACCTTGTGAATCTAAATGTTATTCCTAGAAACCTAGTTAAGTAACTAAGAAAAAATAATCTAATTATTAAGTGTCTCATTTTTGTTGTTTTTTAAAATTTAAAACCAACTTTCACAAAAGCTCTAATCATATCTTTTGATGTTGGTGTATTTATATCAGGGCTATCATGGTAAACATCGTACGCTCCACGAACCCCAAAGAACATAGTGTCTGTTACGTTGTAATCTATTTCTGTTTCTAATCCTTTAGATGGCTTCGTGTAGCCGTTTTTAATAATAAATCCAAATCTTACACCTCCTGTAAAGGTAAAATCATTGTAGTTTTTCATTATTCCAATAGCTGCACCCCAGTTTAAAAGAAAGTCTTTATCTTTTAAGAAGTGTTCTAATTGAAAAGCTATGTACCATGTTTTAAAGTTACCTCTTAATTCGGCTCCTTTGCTAAAATTCGTTGAACTTGATACTGAAAAATCGTATGTTGTTTGTTGTGCATTTGCCCCCCAACTAATGCACATTATTACTAATAATATTTTTAATCCCCTCATTTTGTTTATTTTTAGTTTAAATCGTATAAATTATTAAACATGGCATCTATTTTTTGTTTAACCATTAGAAATTCGTGTTTTTTATGGTCTTTTGGAATACTATCTTCATCCATTCCTAACCAGAATATTACTGCCAAAGGTATGTTAAAACCATTAGATACTTTTTCTAGTGTTGCAAGTGTAGCGTTATTTTTATCATTTTCTGTTTCACTATATACTCTGTGATCCATTCCTGCAGCAGCTTCTACATCTTCTTGTCTTAGTCCTTTTATTTTTCTTATTTTCTTTAATGTTTTTCCAAAATTAGTTTTCATTATTTCTATTTTTTGTTAGTAAACCATTCTTCATAATTAAAATGTAATCTCATTCCGGAAGTGAAATCAATGTTTTCTATAAATAAACCATTGAATCTTTTTATTCTCCAGTTTGCATTTTGAGGTGCTAAATATCTATCTCCTACTTTGTATTTGTCCTTGTTGCTTTTTGGTATTGTTAATACGTTATGATTGCTGTACATTTTTTATTAATTAAATTATTGTTTTTTTTTTAAGGTGTCAGGCTTTATAATTTCCAACCCATATTTACTACAGGTTTTATTTCTGTTAACGACATTAGTGTCGTCTACACAAGTGCAAAATGATACTACGCTATGTATTACTTCTATTTCATGTAGTTCTTTAAGTGATAGTTTAGTCATTGTTTACATGGTCTTGCTGTTTTCGTAAAATATCTTTGCTATTTCAAAAGCTCTTTTGCAATGTGCGAAATTACTAATACATCTTTTTTTATAATTGTTTAAAGCTTTTTCTTTTGTTTTGTAAGCAAAAGTGTTTTTAGCGGTTTTTGATATTCTTTTTTCTTTACCGTTTAACCTTATTAAATATGTTTTTGGTGTTTCCCTTACTACAGTATGTTCTTCTAAAATAGTTCTAGGTTCAGGGTTTTCTAACCATTCTCCTTCGTCTGTAAATAAAGACCATACTTCTGATTTGTATCTATATAGTTTCATGATTAATCGTGTATATTTCCTGTTACTTTTAAGTTGTTTTCATCTATGAAGCTCATAGGTTTATTGTGATCGCTTCCAAACTTACTTTCTAGGTAAAAACCACATTTTTCATTGCTCCATTTAGCAGTATATTCTTCGTCTAAAATATCACCTTCGAATACTCTTTTTTTATCTGAATCTAGTCTTATGAATTGGCTTACTGTTTCTGGAATTACTTCATAACTAAATATAACTGGCTCATAAGTGTTTGTTTCTCCATCAACTAGAATATCTTCCCAGTAACTTATTTTAAATTGATTGTTCTCGTAACAAGGCATTATGTATCCTTCTACCAATTTTTTACTACCTACTGTTTCACCTTTATATAATATTTCTCTTTTCATTATTTCTTACTGTTTTTAAGTATGTTTATTGCTTTTCTAATATCTGATTCATGTATGTAATTGGTTGATTTTAACTCATTAATTAATTCTAAAAACAGATTGTAATTTACATTTGATATTGCATTTTCCTTGAAGTTTTCAGCTATACTTATACCTCTTTTATTATTTAGTTTTTTAACCTCTAAAGCAGTAAGTGTTTCTTTATGGTCGAAAAATCTTTTTATAAACTGACTTGCAACTAATTTAATAGCTAATATCCAACTTGATAGTTTTATAAGTATAAAAATAAAATATATACTTATACCCCATAATGCCATTTCTGGAGTTTCTTTTAAAATGTCTAAAAGTTCTTTAATCTGATCCATAATTTATCGTTGTTTTAATTATTAATTTACTGGTAAACATACTGTTCCATCCCAATCACCTCCAACGGTTGGGAACGTGCTTCCTGTACACCATCTGAAACCATGTCCTACTCTTATCCAATATCCTCCGGTTATTGCTTTAAACATTGTTCCTATTGGATATTCTCTTTGGGGTTTATCTGCTTTAATCCAATTATTACCTTGTGAGTCTTTCATTATTTTATAATTTTAATAATTGTTCTTTAGTGTCATTCCATAATTTCCATTTAGGATTTAATTTCCTTGTGTACATTGGAATAACTGCTATAACTTCACTACATAAAAATTCTGCTTGTTTTTTGGCTATATCCCAATCAGGAGTTTTACCTGCTGTAATTTGAATTTTGTAGAACTTATCTGTTATTACTCTAGCGTTGTCTTTTGGTGTCATGCTTATATTATTGAGTTAATTGCTTGTTCACCTGTTTCTTGTGCTATATCACTAACACAACTACCGCATAGTTCTGGAGTTCCTTTTCCGCATGAACTACATTTTATTTCTTCTTGTTTCTTTTTTAGCCATTGATTTTCTTTGATTAATCTTTCAATGTCTCCTGTGTGAAATCCTGTTTCACCACACCCGAACTCAATTATATAATTAATTAACTGTTCGTTTGTTTTTAATTTATAATCCTCTAGGTTTTCTTGTAAATTTTCTTGTATTCTTTCAAATTTAATTTCCATAATTTCTTTGTTGTTTAAATTACTATTCCAACTCCTGTTTTACCTTCTGTTTCTTTTATTTCATTGTTTGAAATAAGCAATCTATAAGCTTCTGAAGCTGAATAATAACCACATCTACATTTTTTCTGAATTAAAGAAATCGTTACTTCTTCTCCAGGAATAAATCTATGTAATGCTTTATTGTAAGTTTGTAAAGCTATTCCTTTTCTAATTTCTTCTACGTTACTTAATGCCATTACTTTATTTTTTAAAAATACTTATTGTATAATTCCTCTGGTGTTTTATTAATACTTCTAGGGTGTCTTGCTTCGTTTATAAGCTCAAGTAAGTGTTCTTTTTTTAATAAAAAATCATAATTTTTATCATTTCTAAGCACAAATTTTTTAGTTGTAACTACTGTTGGTTCTAGCCAATGTGTGTGATTATTAATAATCATATCTACAGCGACCTTAACATTTTTTAATTCTTTTAGTTTGCCTTTTGATGTTTCTATGAGTTCATTTGGAATATACTCTGATATAAGACCTCCTTTAGTTCTTGAGTTATAAAAAAATATTCTTTGGTTTAAGTCAGGTTTTCTTTCACTTAATTTTACTGGCACGAATACTAATTTTTGATTTGATAATTCTGTTTTCATTATTTTATTGTTTTAAAGGTTATTTTAATTTTTTTCTTCTCAGGTTTTGCCGAGAACTTATTATTACATTCTAAACAAACATCTACTATCTCTTCACAAAACCCGTCTTTAGGGTCTTTTAGCTTCTCAATGAACATAGTTTGCTGTTCGCATACAACGCAATATTGCCCATGAAATCTCATGATTATTTTATTGTTTTACGTTTATTTTCTAAAACTACTTCCTTTAAACTCAATCACATTAAACATATCGAAAATACGATCATAAACTCTTGGTCCATATTTTTCTCCTATCTGCTCAATAGATTTTTTTATATCCTGACCAAACCCTTCTTTATGATTTATTGAAGCGTAGGTTCTTAAATTTTTATTATACCTTTCTTCTAAAATATCTTTTATAAGATTGGATTTACCATAGTTTGATGCCATTCTTTCAGTTAAAACATCATCAAAATATCTTGTTCCTTTTACAGAAATTCTCTGAAACTCTTGTTTGTCTAATGGATTTTGACAACCCTCATATAGCGTAACTAACTCATTTGCGGAGTAACCTTTAAATATTACATTTGTGTTCTTTAAAACAGCTTCAAAAGCTTTCATTGTAGATGTTTTACCGTTACCGTAACCTCCAATCATCAAAATCCCTTTATTGAAACTTGCTTCTGATATTTTTGAAAGATGCTTGCATTTCTTGAAGTTTTCAAAATCACCAATGAAATAATAAATTAACGGTTTAAGGTTTTCTAAGTAAACATCTTCTGTTGAGTATTTAACTTTATTTTGTTTAAAATACTCTCGGTTAAACTTATCCCATAACCATTCTTTAGTCATTTTTTTTTTTTCTGGAACTACATTTTCTCGAACTTTCTTGAAGTATTCTTTTGACTTCTCGCTTTGATTCTGATTTGCTTGGTTTTTAGATTCGTATTTTTCAATTTGTTTTAGAGCTTCAGCTACAGAAATTTTATTTCTTTCTCTGAATTTTACCATTTCTTCGGTTGTCATTTCATCGAAATTATAGCTTTTAAGTTTGTTGTACTTATGTCTACCGATTACTTTGAAGTTTTCCTCTATGATTTTGTTTATATCAGGTTTTTCCATTTTAATCTCTGTTTGTTTCAAAGGGAACGCTTGGTATTCCTCCTGGCTGATTATTGAAATTATAGTTTCTATCGTTGGTGTTTGAATTTTGTGTTTCTATTTTCCAACTAGCATTAAACGATTTCCAATCTTTAGCTATGCAAATAGTCAAAATTTCGTTTATTTCTTTTTTTGATTTTATTACTTGGTTGTGAAATAGTTTAAAAGCTGTTTTTGTATTTGAAGCTTTTTTATTTTTTCTAACTTTTAACCAGTCATTTGCTAAATCTTCTTTAGCGCCTAAACTTAAAAGTTCTTTTCTAAAATTAAAAACTCCTTCTTCAAGTCCTAACCAAATTTTTAAATTATCATTAATTTTTTTTGAATAGTTTTTATTGTTTAATAGTTTAATAGTTTCTATGTTTAGTAGTTTATATAAGTTCCCTTTCTGTTCCTCTTGTGTTCCTTCTGTGTTCCCTTTCTGTTCCTTTATTATTCCCTTTCTGTTCTTAATTTTAAGAATAGAAACTTTAGGTTTAAGATGGTTTCTAACTCCTTTTTCGTATTGAATTAATTTTAAATCAGAAAGGTTATCTATTGATTTGTAGAAGGTGTTTTTAGACACTCTTGAGTATTGACAAATCACTGCATAATCACATCTAAATTCTTTTATCCAGTTAAGTGAATTGTTGTATTTTAATAAGGCGAAATAAACAGATGTATCACTTGAGGATATGTCTTTATCTTCTGTGTATGCCCAAAAGTTATTGATAATCTCTATATAGTTCATGTTAGTTAAAAAAAAATCTCCTTAAAATCAAGGCTGTTGTAGGATTCGCCTGTCATCTAAGAAGATTGTTTCTTTATGTTTTTTGCTACGTATAGAATCCTACTAATATACTAACATTGCAAATATAATGCTTTATTGTGTTAAAAAAGAACGTGTTAATAACTTTTTTCTAAATAGCGTCTGTAAATCTTTCGATCCAGTCTTCTGTTTTAAAATCGTCCGTTTTTACCTCTTTTAAAAGTGTTTTAAATACACTTTCTTTAGTCTCTCTGGGTGAATTTACTATCTCTATTTTTTTAACTATTTCTGTCTTAATTAAATCGGTAGTTTCTCTAAGTTTAGGTTCAGAAAATATGAGGTTTGCTATTGTTTTTTTTGCATGCAATACGGTTGCGTGGTCGTAATTAAATAAAGAGCCTATTACGTATAATGAGTGCTTAGTGTATAAGCAATGAAGATAGCAAATTAGTTGCCTTGTTTGAACTATAGGTCTTTTTCTTGAATTAACATTTGCTTGTTTGTAAGAAATACCTGTGTATTGTTCTACTGTTTTAAGTATTAATTTAGTGTCTGTGTTTTTTAATAAATTGCTCATAATTTTAGAATTTAAGGGTTAATTTTTTATTTGGTAATGGAATTTCTGTGTTGAAAAATTCATCAGCTAATCGCCTACATTGCTTGTGATATAGCTCCTGATCTGTTGTGGAGTTTTCGGTTGTGCTTTTTGTTCTTCTAATTATCTCTCCAGTATCTTCATTTACTAATTCTTCGTAATTACAATTGCTTTTAAGAAAATTATGTGTTTCTTCAAGACTCCAAATTTCATCCCATTCAACTTTTATGCAATTATTAAATATGGGGATAATTACTGACCAGTAATATTTATTCTGTTTGTTGCTTCGTTTGTTGCTACGCTTTTTAAAAGTTATATCTATTGTATGCCCTTCGTAAGCTTTTATAATATCTATAATCGTGTTTAAATTAGAATTGAACTTACCGTTTTTTATTTGAACTGGAAGGGTTATTGAACTAGCTATTTTCATCTTTTTTGATTTTTCTAGCGATACCTAAAATTCTTTTTCTTTCGCCTTTATTCTTACTCCAAACATCTATAATTTCAGCTAAATCCTCAAAGTCTTCATCAAAACTATGACTTAATGCTTCTAGGGCTATTTCTTTGAATTTTAATAAGTCATTTATGTTAGCGCTTTGTTCTGTTGCTAAGTGGTTAAATTCTTTTAAATAAAGCTTGTTTTGAGCGTTCATAAAAGCTCTACCATTGTTACCTGATATTTTATTGTAGTAACTACTGAAATAGCTTCCTTGTAATGAGTGATTACTTTCTATAAGTAAAGCGGTATTTAAACAATGGTTTAGCATTATCGGCAACCCTTCTTCTCTTTCCTTGTCGTGCTTTTCTTTATATTCAAGAGCTAAACTATCGAAAGGTTTATTGAATCTATTAGAGGCGATTAAAATTGTATTTGTAATTATTTTTCTGTCTTTATGAGGTACGTCAGGAAATAATTCTTTTATAAATTGTTCAGGTGTTTTTGTCATAATTTAAGGTTGTTTTAAATGTCCAGTTTATTAGTTAAAAAACTGGACATTCTATTAGTTTATTTTTAGTTTAAAATGTTGTACTGAATATCTCTTGCTTCAAAATCAGGACGCTCAATTAAAAGTTGCAAGTCTTGTGTTTTAGCCCAGTCTTGAACTTCTTGAAGTGAATTTTTATCTAAGAAAGAGCAGTCAAAATGCATTGTCCTGATTTTACCAAGGAATAAAACACCTAGTTTTAAAGCGCAAATGTATTTAGCAGAACTTGAAAGTTGATTATGGTCTAAAGGTAATCCTTTGTAAAATAATCCTTCTTCGTTCATTTCAAAATCTTCTGGTAAATTAGAGTTTTGAATTACCTCTACTCTTTCAGCTTGAATTTCATCTAGCTTTTTGTTAAGGTTATCTACAGTTTCTCTTTGGTCTTTTCCAGATTTAACCCAGTCATTGTAAGCTTTTAAATCTTTTTCGTAGTTGTCGAACTTAGATTTATCTTCATAAGCATCTTCAATTTTCTTGTCAATATCTAAAAACTCATGATATTTAGGTTCGGATAAAGTTGTAATAACTTTCTTTTCTTTAATATCTGGAAGATCAACAAAAGCATCTTGTAGTCCTTTAAAATCTATAAAAGCTCCAGTTGCTTTTCCTTTGTATTTTTCTAACTCAGTCATAGCGTCAGAATACTCTTTTTCAGCATCTATTACAGATTGTACATTTGCGTTGAAATCATTAGCTTCTTTTTGATGTGCTTCATTATCTATTTTCCATTTAGATTTTAAAGCTAAATTTTTTGTTTCTAATTCAGTTTTTTCATCTTTTAAAGCCTGAATATCTGGTGCTGAAACTTCTTCAGGTTTTTGAGTATTTAAAGCGAGTAATCTTTTTACTTCTTTATTAGCATCAGTTCTTTGTTCGTATATTTTTTTATACTCAGAATCTAATTGACTTAAATCAATACCTACTAATTTTTGAACTTGTTTTAACTGCTCATTTTTGCTTGAGCTGATAAATTTATCAATATCAAATTTCTCACCAAAATATCTTTTCCCAATAGCTTTTAAAACTCCTGTTTTAATAACTAATTCTTCAGGTGTAGTAAACTGGAATTTTTCTGTTTTAGTGGTGAAGTTCCATTTAATTATTGAACCATCAGTAAGTTCCATAATATTTTCACCTTTTTCTTCTCCGTTCTTTACAATAAATTCAGGTTTTTCGCCACGGAATCTATTTACTAATCCGTTTAAAATACTTGTTTTTCCTTTGTTGTTTCCTGCGGTAATTATTGCAGAAGCTCCATCAAAAGTCATTTCTTGCTCGCTTAAAGCTTTGAAGTTTTTTACTGAGATTGATTTAATTTTCATAATTTTTCTAGTTAATTTTTAGATTTAAGTTTGTTACTAATTTGCAGCCCTCAATTTTATTACCTTCAATTTTAAGGTAATCTTTAATAGCTGTTTTACTGATTGTTACTGTAGTTGTAGAGGTTTTAAACTCACTAGGTATTTTATCTTTCTTTTCAACGTCAATTTCTACAACTTGACTTTTTCTAGTTCCGAATTTTAAAGTTCCAACTTCAAAGTTTCCGAAAGCTTTAACACAACTAAGTAAATTAGCTTCTAGTTTTTCAATTATTTTACCTTCTCTTTTCTTTAAAGCTTGTAGTCTTTTTATTTCAGAATCTACACCAGAAACTTTAAGTTTTTGAGAAGATATAACCTCCATGTAAGCAACTGCTTTTTGGTTACGGTTCTTTTCATTTAAAACTAATTGTTCTTCCATTTCAGGTGTTAATTCACCGTCAGATTTAATTAATTCTTCAACTAATTTTTGTTGGTCTTCGTTAATGTTGTAAAGTGATTTTTTCATAATTTATTTAATTTAAGTATTCTGAATGTGATTTGTAAATTTCATTACCTATTACTTCTGCCATTCCAGGAACAACTGCATTACCAATATATTTTTTAGCTCTGGTAACACCTCCAAGTAATATGTAATCTTCTGGAAATCCTTGAACTCGTAAAAGTTCTTTTTCTAATAAAGGTCTAATAGTAATATCTTTTATTTGGTTTGACCTCATAAAAGATTTTAAATTTTTTCTTGCGTTGGTATCTGTTGGTAGTTCAACTGAGTGATCTACAATACTAAAGTTTTTAGCAAAACCAATACTTAAAGGTGTTTTATCTTGTCTTGCTATAATTACAGGTGAAGGTTTTTCAACCGAACAACATACTCTGTCGTATTGTGTATCGTATAGCCATTTTGTCGTTACTAATTCATGTTTTGGATTAGTAAGTATAGTTCCTGCGGGTTTTTCTATAGAAGTATAATAAGCGTTACTATAAGCGTATTGAATATGATGTAATGCAAATCTATCTTTAGTCGTTAAGGTGTTGCATGGTTCATCCATTCCTGTTATACCTTGCCCATTTTGTGAAGCTCCATAATAAGCACTTAGAAATTCAGTTTGTTTTTCTTTTAGTGTTTTTTTTACTCCGGCATGAGTTCTTGTAATAGTTGCATCAACATAATTTTTACCTCTTTTGTTTTTTCCGAAAACAGATATTCCGCAATTATCTAAATCTAAAACTTCTTTTACTGCTTTATGCGGTTTTAGGTTTGGAAATAAATGTTGTTTCTTTTTTGTTACGTGTGTTTGTTTAGGGAATGAAACTGGTAATCCTTCTTTAGCAAAAATTCCGTAATATCTTTTTCTTGATGTGTATTCACCAAAATCTGCTGAATCTAATAATCTGTAGTCATAATCATAACCATAATCCTGAATTATTTCTAACCAAAGTTTATAATCTAATCCTTTAAGTTCTGGTATTATCATACCATCTTCGTCTAGAGGTCCATTTGTAAGAATTTCTTCTACGTTTTCAATTGTAATGTAATCAGGTATTATTTCTAAGTATTTTTCTAAATGAAAAGCTAATGTTCTGCTGTCTCCATCCCTTGACAAACCACCTTTAGCTTTACTTAGGTGTGTACACTCTAAACTTGCATGAAGTATTAAAAAGCAGTTACTAAATCTTTCTCTTAATTGAAATACTAGACTTTCTATTTTCCATATAACGTTCCAATCCGTAATATCCTCTGTGTAATGTATGCAACAAGGGTGATTTGCATGGTGTGATTTTATAGCATATTCATCATGGTTAACACAAGCTACTACAAAAGTGTTATCTACTTTTTGATACCCTTCTGTCATTCCTCCTGCGCCACAAAATAAATCTACTACAAACATTAATGGTTTGTTTGGATTGTAGTTTGCTTTAATATGGTTTATGAGCTTGTCTATATCTGTTTCTGTAAAAAGGTCTAGCATTTGATAAGGTTGTTTTAAAGAGGTTCTTAACTCACACTGATTTCTGAAAAATCAATGATGTATTTCTGATCGTGTTTTTCAAATTCAAATAAATGATATTCTAATCTCATACCCGCTGTAGATTCTATACCTAAAATATTGTATAGTTTTTCTCTGTTAATTGAAACTCCGTTAAGCTTTGCTTTGTAGAATTTTCCGAAATTAGTTGCTGTAACTTCTAATTTCGGTTTGTCAAGTTCTTTGTATTGAAGATATAGGCTTCCGCTCATGTCTATATCAGTTAAGTAATCTTCTCCCATTTGTCTGAACATTTGAGATAATTCTTTATTTGCTCCCATTGGTTAATATTTTATAAAGTTCAATTAATCTTGAATAATAAGGTTCAAAAGCTTTATTTCCAGTATTTGCTTTAAGGTAGTTTATATGGCTTTTAACGAAGTTTTTTTGATTACATATAATAGTAGCTTGATTTAATGTTATCGGCTCTTCTGTTAGCTCCTGACTATCAAAAAACTCAATTAATTGCTTTAGGTTCATTAGTTTTTTAGGTCTTTATATGTTTTAATACTCCAGTCAATTACTTTTTTGCAGGTTTCTTCGTTGAAGAACCCAATATGCGTATAGTCAACTGGAATTTCTAAATATTCACTTAAAAGCTCGTATGTTTCGCTTCTAGTGTGGTAGTCTTCCATCCAAATCTTATCGAAATGTTCATGCGCTCTGTTTTTAAACTGTCTTAGTGTTTTATTTGCTAACCTTCCTAATGAGCTTCCGTCTTCTTCATGAGTCCCAACATAGGATCTGCAAGTAGGAAAGTTAACACAGCAAATCATTGACCTATCTTTATAACTCCTACCGTAAATGTATTTTTCTGATACTACTTTTGTTTCTGATTTGCAGTAGGGGCATTGTAATCCTGAATAAACACTTTGTTGGTATTGTGTTAGTTTCATTTACTTTTCAGCGTTAAAATACACCTTGTAATACTTCATCTTTTTTTCTTCGTCATACCCAAGCTCTAAATATTCTTTGGCTGCATCTGGAGCATCAACATCTAATGATATTTTAATGTTGGTGTCTAGTTTAATTTCTGTTTTAAGCTTCGATTTTTCTTTCTTAACTACTGGGTCTGAAACCTCAACTGAGTTTCTAATAATAGCATCGTTAAAAGATTCATAAGTGTTTTTGTATTCAGCAAAAAGGTCTTGGTTTGCTTTTGTTTCAAAAAGTTCTTCTTTTAACTCTTCATGTACTACTGTTTCGTTCTCTTTGAAGTGATCCAATACACCTGATAAAAACTCTCCTTTTTCCTTTTTAGCTATAATTACATCGTCTGCGAATTGTTTACACATATCTAAATAGATGTGTGTATGTAAATTCTTATCATCTGAATACTTTACATCTAAGAAATTCTTATTCCAATACTGAGCGTCATAATTATTATTATCTATGCTTAAAACGACTCTACCGTTATCGTCTGACGTATTAAGAATTAAACAACCTTTATCAAATTTCTTTATTGATATTCCAGATTGTGTTACAACATCAAAATTACCATCTTCTAAGTATGTTTGCAGGAAGTTGGTTTTTGTTTCTATTTTAAAAATACCAATAGCTTCAACTAAAACATCTTTATATTCGATTCCATCAAAAAACACTACTAAAACATCACCGTTTTTTATGGTTGCTGAATTTGATTGTTCGTATAAATGATTTACAATGTTTTTAGAACCTTCCATAAATGAATCTTCATCTTTGAAAATAGCATCGGTAATTTTATTTAGTTTTGATAGTTCGTTGTCAAATCTGTAGCTAAGAACTTCTTTTGTGAATGGATTTAATAAAAATGGTAAAACAAGTTCGTAGCTTTCTTCATCAAAACGTACTGTTTTTTCTGATAAGGCATTGCTACCGCTGTTAAATTTATTAGCAACTTTATGTATTACTAATCCGCTTATCTCTGCTCTATTTTTTTTAATCATGATTTAAGATTTAATGTTTGTCAATTCTATTTAAATCAAAGAGAATTACTTCTTCGGTAGCTTCTACAATTTCTTGAAGCATTACAATATTTTCATCAGTCCAAAATTCTGAATCAAAATCGTAACCGTGTTGTTCTTTTAGTTTTTCCTTTACTTGTTTTTCAATGCTCATAACTATAATCCTAAAGATTTAATTAACTCTGGATTCATTAGTTTGGATTTCCCTTCTTTTTCATCATCTTCTATTCTTTGGGTAATTGCATAAGCAACCATAGCACCATTAGTTCCTTTGTTGTTTTCCGCATACATTTCCAATGCCCAAAAAATAACATCTTCTACTTTTTCGTGGTGTGGTTGCTCTATTAATTCGTCTAATAATATGTTTTTAGATATGCTCATAATTTCTAGTTTTTAGCTTCTTTTTTAGGTTTATAGTCTTTAATAATCTTAATAATTTTAGCTTTTGCTACTGGCTCTAATGAGTATTTACCTTCTACTTGAGTTATAGAGGTTAATATTCCTGTGTTTATTAAAACAACCATCTTTTCCCATGACTCTGATTTTTCTACTAATCTTGGTAAAGGTTTTATAGCTTTAGGAGTAGGTGTTGTTTGCTGTGCTAAAGGTTGTGTTTGTTTTACTGGTTCTTTTACTGGTTGTGTTGGTGTTGTTTTTGCAGGTGGTGTTGTTTCCTTCTTAAAATCTTCACTTTCATCTTCTCCAAAAACACCAAGTTGATAAAAACCAGTTAATTTTAAAACAGCTCTACTCATAGCTCTTTTTTCAGCAACTTCTAAAACGTACCATGTATTTGTATTTCCGTTTTCTATCCATTTACCTGTTTTACCTTGTTGAGTGGGTTTATCGAAAGTAATCCATTCTTTACCACCATAAACAGCACTTCCGAAAGTTTCTATCTTAGCATTATCTTTACTGGCTTTAGCTTTTACGGCACAATATTTAGGAACAGCAGCAATAACTTCATATTCAATAAATATTTTCTCTATAGCTTGGATTTTATCCATCCCGCTTCTAGTGATTATTTGATAATGTTTGTGTTTAAAATAGTCGTCTTTAGTAAGATTATATTTTTTAAAAAGTTTTGAAATTTCAGGTGACTCCATTAGTTATTTGTTTTAGTTATTTCTACGAATACTTCTAAATGTTTTGTAAAATCTTCATCGAAAGCTTTACAGTAAAAAAGATTTCTAAGCCTTGTTTTAGACTTTTCTTTTTCTTTAGAAGTTGATCCTTTTACATATCTTGGATACTTCCTAGCGAATTTAACAAGAGGTTTTTTAATCTCTAAATTGCTTAATTTTTCTCTGCAATTAATTACTCTGTCTTTTAGTTTTTTGTTTCTGTCCTGCATACTTCTATTGTTTTCATGGTTTAATCTTTTAACTTCATTTTATTTTGAAATGTGATTTGCTTAACTTCTTTTTCTGTTAACCCTCCATTAATAAAATACTGATTAATTAATGATGTTATAATTCTAGCTCCCAAAGTATTGTTTGGATATATTTTTTGTAGGTGGGCTTTTATTTCTAATACTGTTTTTTCTTTATCAGAATCAGTAAATAGTTCTAAGTAAGTTTCTAACAATTCTGAGTGGTCTAAAATCTCAAATAAATCATCTAAAGTTAGTTTTGTAAGGTTGTAAGCTAATCCTACACGACCTAGAAATTCAGTTTTAATACCTAAGTCACGTAATCTGTCAATATCAATATCCTCTTCCCCATTAAAGGCTCCTGCAAAGATAAATAAGATGTTGGAAGCGGATGCCTCTACATATTTACCGTAATCTCCAAAAACTGTTGCTGTATCGCTTTCTAATACTTTCAGGAACTCGTTTTGAACTCCGTTAGTGCTTTCATGGGCTAATTCTGAATTTGAATTACCAGAAATAAATAATTTATCAAATTCATCAACAAAACAAACTGTTGGTTTCCCTCCGTGGTTTAATAAAGGTGTTAAAGCTTTGCTTAAACTGTTACCGCTAGTGCCTTCTTTAGTTAATTGAGCAGCGTTTATTTCAAAATAACCTACTTTATGTTTTTTAGCCATAGCTTTTATGGTTACACTTTTACCGCTTCCACTTGGTCCAGTTAATACGAAATGAGGTCTTATCTTAGATAAGCTGTTAGTGAATATCCCGAATATTTTATCAATTTGTTTTGTTGCTTCTTGTTTTCCTACTATTTTCATAATTTGTTTTGATTTAAGATTGTTGTTTGAGGTTGTAAATGTAATGTTTTTGTGTAAAAAACTACACGCTATTCAATTGATTTATCCTTTGCATAAATTTTTCATCATAGAGTTTATCTATATGGGTTTCTTTAAACGATTTAAAGTCGGCTAAAACTTGTTGTTTTTCAATAGTAGATAGTTTTTTTTCTATTCTTTTTCTTTTGAAGTTAAGATTAAAAAACTCACCAGTTATTTTATCATAAGATATATTACATTTAGGTTCTACTATTCTGCAAAACATTATTACATCTTTTGAAACGTGGTATGTAGTGTGAAATTTCATTTTATATTTCACAAGTGTTAATCTTAAATTAGCGAATTGGATCAGTCTTGAAATATTCTCCACCATCTGACCTTCATTATTTAAAAGCATCAATAAAAACTCTTTATCTATTTTCGTAGATTTTGAAATTTCATCTAAAGTGATATTATTTTCGCCAAATGTTTTGAACATTTCCTGAATTACCTCACTAAATCTTTTTTTTGACCTTGAATTTGTCTGCATATTCTTTTAATGTTGGGTGCGGGTTAAACTTTTTCTCTAAATTTAGGTAATTTTCGTAGTTTTTTGATATTCTTAAATATGTCTTAAAAAACTCAGATTGTGTGTATAATTCAAAATCAAAGAAGTGTTTAATTTCTTTGTCTTGGGTTTTCATTAAGATTTCGTATATCTTTTTTACGTTGAATGTTTTAAAGGTTCCTGATTCTGTTTTTATTGCGAACATTGTCTTTTTGCTTTTTGGTCTTCTTTAATTATGTGTTTTGCGTATTGCTTCATCCATGTATGAATTACTTTTTTTTCATCACTTGTAAAAGCTACATTTTTGCATTTTTTTGCTTCATCTGTTTTTAAAAAGTTTTCCGGGGACATGGTTTATGGTTTATAAAAATTCACGTTTAAATTCTTTCCACTCTTCTAATAGTTGATTCATACTCATAAAAGCAGCAAATTTTGTTCTTGCTTCAATCATAATTCTAGTAAGCATAAAAAACTTTTCTTTGTTTTGGGTAAAAGCTAAAAACTTTATTAAAAAAAGCTCTTTGCTCATTATTTTAGGCTTCCCAGTATAATTTACAGTTCTTACCCTTGCATCTTGATTTTCCTTGATAAAAGCTTCTATTTTACTAAAATTATCTGAACAAAAAACTGTTCTATTTGCTTCGCTTGTTATTATGTAGTATGAGTTATCCATTTATTATTCTATTTTTTCGGTTACTATCATTCCTTGTTCTCCTGCTGCTGCTTCTAATATAGGCAAGCAAAGATTATATAATTCATCGGTTTCAAAAGTGGCTACTAATTCCGCATGGTTTCTTGACTCAAAATATACTTTTATCATAATTTTAAAATTTATGTTGTTTTCTAAATTCTTTCCATGTTAAAAAGTTTCTTTCAGGTTCTTTATTGCCTAAGTATTCACCCATAATATAGGTGGTTCCGAAAAGGTCATTTTTAACACTTTTAACAGCTCTTTTTGCATACTTTGCATGTTGATACATTTGTCTTTCTTTACCTGTTATTATTAGGTAAAAAATCCATAAAAGCAACTTTCCAATGAATCTGAATATTCTTTTAGTTGTTTTCATTATTGAATTATTTTAGTGAATGATGTTATAACAAAATCATGTGCTGTTTCTTCTTTTAGCTCGATTGCTTCTAATAAATTAGATTCACTTAAACCGTAAAAGAAAATATCATCATCGCTGTAAGGTTCTATTCCTTCAAAGCAGCCGTCCATTTCTGAAACTATAAGTTCTTTAAATTCTGTTTTGTCGTCTTTCCAATATCCGTTTATGCTGTAAAAATCTGCCATAATTAGTTTATTTTTAAAAGTTCGTTGTATAAGTTTTTAGATACTATTCTGCCGTTAGCTAAATGAGTTCGTCCGTCTTTAGTTAATTCTATGTTTGTAATTTTGGTTACTTTTCCTTCTATGCGTTCAAAAGAAAACATAATTTTTTTTGCTCTTAGTGTTAAAAATAGTTGGTTCATGGTTGGTTTGTTTTTTAATAGTGTTCGTATTCAGAAATACATTCACAAATTAATTGTATAGAATCATTTATATTGAATATTTCGGCTTCTTGTTTTATTTTTATTTTTCTGTTTTCTAAATCGTAGTTTATTATAGAGTAACCCCAAGACGAAATTATATTTTCTACTTTTTCTTTTGAGTAATCATGTAAATCAATAATTTTAGAACTCCAATTATGTTTGTTTTTTTCAGCTTCTTTTTCGTCAGTATATTGCCCGCCTATTTCTGAGTATTCCCAAGAAAAAAAACTCATTTTCCTTCCGTATTGCAAGGTATTTATACTTCCGTCTGTTTGAATCCAACTAAAAGAACATGGTTCTCCATTTTCAGCTTCTTTACAGTCACAATTCCATTCTATAGGGTCTAGAGGGTGATTTACTTGTACTGCTTTGCAGTTATTTTTTTGTTCTTTTTTCATAATTACTTTTTTTGTTGGTTATACCATTCAATGAATTTAACTACTGCTTCAAATGTTTTTTCAATATCAAAATCAAGTAAAGCGTGTGTAATGTCTCCTAGCAAATTACCGCTTTTAGAATCTTGTACTTCTTCACATAGTTTAACTACTGGAATAATCCAATCCCAAGACTCCGAAAATAAAAGCTTATCAAAACAGTTACCGCCTTCTGCGTCATAAATTCTCTGTTTCATCATCATTTCGTTATCATGCCAATCTAAGTTTTTTTCGTGGGTAAATCCTGCGAATTTTGCTACTGTTTCTAATTGAGTTTGTAAAGTATTCATAATTTAAAAAGAGTTTATTTTTTAGTTAATTTTTTGAGGTTTTGGGTATTCTAGTTCATTCTCTAATTTATAAAAATCGTTTATATACTCTTCACTTCCTTTAGGTATTCCACTTATATAAAAACCATCTTTAATTAAACCCACTTTAGAAGCTGTTTTAAAAAACAATTCCATTTTTTCTATTCTGATACTAACAGAGTCAATCCAACTAGATATTTTTGATTTTTTAGCTTCTCTAAGCTCTTTAATTAGTTTATCCATGATTTAAAAAGGTGTTTTGCCCAAGGAGAAAAAAGCAGTTTAAAAATGAGTTGCTTTTTTATAATCCTCCAGGAATTAGTTTATTTTTTGTTAATACTATTTTATGCTACCCGCATTGATGAGGTAAGCATAAAAAAAGAGTATTGAATTAATATTGTCCCCCCACAAAACTAACCAACCTAAAAAAATGGTTAATGCGAGGGGACTTAATTTGTGATTTTTTAGGGTGTTTTTTAGTTTGTTTTAAAATAGAGCTAATTGTAAATTTTTTTGATTTGCTCCAATTACTAAAAAAGTTATTTTTTTTTCTTCAATGTCTTTTTGCAAGTCTTTGCATTTGTAGTAATATTCATTATATACCGAATGTCTTATTTTTTTAGATAGGTTCATATTTGTAAATCTAAAATTTTTGTTTGGGTTGTTTGCATAACCTTGAACCATTGTACAAAGGTGGTTTACTCCATTAATTAAAACGATGTTTTTTTTTTTATGTTTCTGACTTCTTGTAAATTAATCATGAAAAAATATATTAATTAATCCAATTAATGGCGAATAAGCAGCAATTAAGAGTGTAAAATTTAGTATTTCTATTAGGTTGTTTTTGTTCGGGTGGAATTACTCCTTTTAATTTTCCGTTGGCATCTTTGAAAAAAGTACTGCCGTTGTGCTTTTCTGCTGTTAGCTTAATTAGTTCCATGGCTTTTAATTTTGATATTCTTTTTTAAAAAACTGTTTTAATTCCTTTTTAGTAAAGGTTTTTTTGTGCTGTGTTTCTTGGTTCTTGTATTGGTTTTTACCTACTTTTACAACGGTATCTTCCAATAGATACAAATCGAAATTATTACCGTATTCGTTTATGTACTCGTGTCTTTCGTCCTCGTTCATTAGACGCAAAAGAAAAGGTTGTGCATCTAAGCCGAACTCAAATGTGTAGCCGATTTTATTTATTGCCTCTAAGAACTTCGCGCATTTTTTGTACTTACATCCTTTACTTTCTAGTTTATCACCCCATTTAGAGGTTATTTTCTTTAGTTTTTTTGGTTGTTCTGTGTAGTGTTCAAATAAACAGTTCATAGTATTACAAGTTTTTATTAGTTTAATTCTTTAAAATTTAACGGTTGAGCCTCTACAGAATTAATAACTTTGTAAATGCTGTTTTTTGTTAATGGTTTAGATAAAATTAGTTTTATTTTTTGCCTAATTTGTTCATCTTTGCCAAAAAACAAAACTCTTTCTTTTATATACTCGTATATTTCTATACCCTCACCATTTAAAGCTGTTTTTAAACTACTTATTTTAATGCTTAAAGCTGTTTTTATATCTGTATTTTTTACGGTTGAGCTATCAACTATTAATTCAATATAAAATTTAGTTCCTGTTTTCATTCTGTAATTTTTAAAGTTTTTTTGTTAGCGTGTCGGTATCGCTCCGAATAAGTACTAAATACTTCACGCCATTACTAACCCCTTAGCAATATTTTATTATCTGATTGTTATTTTACACAAAATTTTAGATTGTCCTTTTAACAACTTAGCTATAACCGTATGGTGTCCGTCTATTAGTATTTTTTTATCATTATACAATAGAACGTGCGGAACAGTCAGATTTTTACCTTTTATTTTTTCGGTTAATGTGTTTAGTTCGATATGTTCTTGATTTGGTGTTAAATCTTCAATTTTTATAAATTCTTTTTTTATAAAATCATTAGGACCGAAACTTTTAAAATTAAAATCCGTGTTTACTTCTTTTAAAAAATCCGCTGTATTCAGTTTCTTCATTGCTTAATAGTTTTTTAAAATAGTTAAACCTTTTTTTATTGCTTCTTTTGACCTATCATAAATAAGTGTTTTAGGCGTGTATTTTGTATTTGTAAGCGGTCTAGTATTATTTATTAAGTTTTTTATATGCTCTTTGTTTGGTGCGCATAACTGGTTAATAGCTATATTTTTATATGTATGCAGAAAACATTTACTGTGTTCCTTGTAAATATTATACTCTCCATTTGTGTAAATAGGATTTGAAACATTAAAAAATACTTTTTTTGTGCTATCGCTTTGCCAAGTGTTTAAAACATTCATAATTTTATTTTTTTTAGTTTAGAACCCCCGCCAAAATTACCCCTAAGACTGGCGAGACGCTTCGGGCTTAATCTCTTTTTATACTCGCCCGAACGAGTTTTTTTAATCTAAAAGTTCAATTATACAAGTGTTTAAAGTACTTTTATGTATTCCTCTATTACGAGGGTCTAGCCAAGTAGTTAAAAATTCTTGTTTGTCGTGGTTGTCCATTTCCCCGAATAACTTCCGAACTTGTTGTCTTTGTCCGTTTTCCATAGAATTAACTATATATTGATAAAAATCTTCTTTGGTGTTTCCTAATTCGTATTGCTTCGCTAAATCTTGTGCGTATTGTGTTTGTGCCATGGTATATATTTTTTAAAGATAAAAGTTTAAAACAGTTTCATAACTGTAATTATTGTTTTTTCCGCTATGCTCTATTTGTATTAGTGCTTCGCCTTGTGCAACGTTTTCATCTAAAGAACGATACAAATTGTATCTTTCACCATCAATATTAGATTCCTCGACAATTAAATCGCCAAAATGAGTTTGATTAATAAAATTAACATCATCTTCATTTAGTGTTGTTAGCTCTTCTAAATTGGTGTTAAAAAATTCTTGATATTTTAGTAAATCGATTAAGTTATTTGTTTCCATAATGATAAGTTTTAAAAGGTTGTTAGTTTAATATTGTTAGTAGCTGTTCTTTATAGATTGCAGCAGTTAAATTGTTAGCAAATTTTAATGTTTTGTTTTGCTCAGAATAAACGGCAATAGAGTCATTTTCTGTAAAAATGTCTTGGTCTTTACTATCAAAAATATAGATACCGTCTGTAGTTCTTAAAAATAAGTATTTGTGTAACTCCATAACTACAAAATTCCTTCGTCTGCAAAGCTGTAGTAATTACCACCTTCAACCATAATTAAATGGTCTAAAACTTTACAATCGAAAATATCAAGGGTTTTTTTAATCTTTGTAGTAATTTGCAAATCTGATTGACTTGGCTTGAGTGTTCCGCTTGGGTGGTTATGTACCAAAATAACTGATTTTGCAAGTGATTCAATTGCATATTTGCCTATTAAAATAGGGTCGACTACTGTACCTGATAAACCGCCTTGCGATATTTTACACCAACCAGTAGTATTGTTTGCGTTATTTAAGAAGATGCAGAACATACTTTCGAAAACTGCAATGTCTTCGTGGTAGAATTTAGCTGCAAAATCTCGACCATCTGCCGAACTTTTAATTTTGCATTGTTTAAAATTAGACTTTGTTTTCTTTAAAGTAAATTGCTTTGTGTCTGTTTTATATTCTTTCATAATAAATTGATTTAAGGTTGTTTTTTAGTTGCCTTGTCGGTAACGAACCGAATAAATAACATTGAATATTTCAAGGCAATGAATTTGATTAAAAAAATCAGTTACATAAATAAGTTTTATTTTTCTTATCTATTATGTAATGTTTATATAAACTATTGATATAGGCTGATTGTTCTGAGCGTTTAACTGATACCCTTAAACGCTCTAGCTCGTTGCGTTGCACTAAGACTAATTTATAAGGCTGTTCCAGTAGTATTTTTACTTTATCTAATAAAGTAACTGCGTTGATGTCTAAACTGCTATTTAATCTCATTTTTTTAGGTTTAAAATTTATTAATACTTTACTACAAAGGTGTTCCGTTTTTTATTGCATCAACTAAAACGCTGACTGCTAAAAAAACAATAAAAGATATTGCCAAAATTGCTAATTTGTTTTCTAATGTTAATTTGTTCACTGTGTTAAAAATTGCTTTCATAATGATTTGATTTAAGGTTGTTTTTATTAATTTATGTTTTTTGTAAGTGCAAAGGAATCGAACCTCAACAAGCCCCTAAAGGCTGCAACCGTTACACTTATTATTTTGTATAAACTCTTTGCCAGTTCCGTCGGCTAATCTTCTAATAAATACACCTTATGCAGTCACGATATTAGAGAGTAGTTAATACTTTAAGATTTCAAAGAACTAAGTAATTAAGAGATAAACAATGCTAATTCCTAACTACTCTACAAATATACGTAACTTAAATAGATAAAAAGGTAACAAAACAAAAAAATGTTACATTATAAAGAAATTCGATAGTACTACATAACAAGAATAAACATTCCTTATGATACATAAATCTACTAGACCAACCAAAACCAACAAACCAAACACACACCAAAACGACAACACACCGCAAACACTAAGCAAACTAAACTTCCTGCACCGTACCAAGACAACATAACAAGACAACAATACAACGCAAACCAATAACCAAACAAATACAATAGAACAGCAAATGACGATAATACTGCAATTCTTTTATTTTAAATGGTGTTTAGCTCAAATCCTCGCTTCTAAGCGAACAAAATCAATTCAACTATATAAGTGTACCACCCAAGCAAAGAAGATGCAGTAGGAACGAGCTAACAATACAAGTAAGTGTATCAATAGATAGTATAATAACCTCAACCGAAAGAAACCAAGCGAAAGAACGTCACTACAATAACATATACGATACATAGTGAGGTTAATTTTCATACACAGCATTGTCAGAGGGGTAAAAGTTCAAAAATATGAATCATTCGCAACGAAATCAATAGGGGGGTGTATAAATGAAAACCAATTGCCAAAACGAAAAATCTCCCCACGCGCACATACT